TACCTCACCGGCTGCACCGGGCTCAAGGCGTTGCCCCAGGGCCTCTCCGTCGGCGGGTGGCTCAACCTCACCGGCTGCACCGGGCTCAAGGCGTTGCCCCAGGACCTCTCCGTCCGCGGGAACCTCTCCCTCTCCGGCTGCACCGGGCTCAAGGCGTTGCCCCAGGGCCTCTCCGTCGGCGGGAACCTCGACCTCTACGGCTGCACTGGGCTCAAGGAGTTGCCCCAGGGCCTCTCCGTCAGCTGGGGCCTCGACCTCTCCGGCTGCACCGGGCTCAAGGCGTTGCCCCAGGGCCTCTCCGTCGGCGGGAGCCTCTACCTCACCGGCTGCACGGTCAAGGTGCCGAAGCACTTACAGGCAAAGGTGATACGGTGATTAACACATGCCTCCCCTCGGGGAACTATCACGGATGGGGGATTTGCGGCGATGCGCTGAATCGCGCAATCTCTCCCCTTGCTGATGGTTGGCTGGTGGCCTTCCCGCCCAGCGGTCCCACTGACATCTTCGGGCAGACCTCGCCACTCTACCGGCGCCTTGACGCTGGTTTCCCGCTGGTGGTAGCGTCCCCACTCCTCCAAGCTATTCAAGGGGAAAACCTCCTTCCTGTGCGCCAGAATCTGTGGAGTAGCGAGAAAAACGGTGGATACATATTCGCGGAGAATAACATCCGTATCCGAGACTTCGCTCCAAACGGTCGCCGATATTTTGAGCACATCTTTGCCGGTTCAACGTGGTTGGAGGACGTGCTGCGCGAGGCTGGCCTGAACAATGTCTCCACCGTAGTACAGGGCGTCGATGTGGATGTGTTCAAACCCATGGGGCGCACTCGCTGGAGAGACTCGTTTGTGATCTTCAGCGGCGGAAAGTTCGAGTACCGCAAGGGACAGGATATCGTCATCCGGGCCACCGCCATCATGATGGAGCGGCACTCCGACGTGATGCTGCTACCGCTTTGGTACAATCCTTGGACGCAGACAATGCTGTCGATGGCCAAGTCGAAGCACATCAAAATCTCGTCCTTCGCCAGCAGTTACGAGAAGATCATCTACACCGCACTCACCGAAAACGGCATCCCTCTAGATCGTGTCATCCCCGTTGAGCAGCCGGTCCAGCACGGTCCCGCCGTGGCGGAACTGATTGCCAACTGCAACGTCGGATGCTTCCCCTGCCGATGTGAAGGTGGGACAAATTTAGTCCTAATGGAAGCGTTCGCCTGTGGCCTGCCGTGTGTGGCGTCCACGGGTACTGGCCATGCCGATGTGGTGGACGCAACCGCCACGCTGTCACTGGAACGGTACACGGAAACGCCAATCTACGACGGTGGCCAGCACGTCGCCACATGGCCAGAGCCGGACATCGATGAAGTGGTGGACAAACTGGAACTAGCCTACGCGCACGGCGGCCCGTCCGTAGCCGGCGAACTCAACCGCCAGCGGATGCAGCAGTTCACCTGGGCGGCGGCGGCAAAGAAGTTCTACGAGGTACTGACACAATGAAACCAATCCATCCCGGCAGGAACATCCCAACCATTATCTTCGCCAAGGATCAACCGCAGTACATTCCCCTTCCGGCGCACCGAAGCGACGATGACGACGCTATCGTAACTAGCCGATGGCGTCTCACATTTTGGGAGCGCCTGCGCGTCCTTCTCTTCGGTGATGTCTGGATTCAACTGTGGACCTTCACCGGCCGACCGCAGCCCGTCAAGCCGAGCATCAAGTGCCCGTTATGAAACCGTGGATCATCATCGTCAGCTTTTTCGTGCTTTTGTTCGTCTGCATGGCCGGCGCCTGGATGGGTGTCCCAGAGGCCCGCGGGGCGGTACAGTGGATAGCTGGAGCCATGACTTGCGAACTCGCCCACATGGCGCGAAGGAATCCAGATGGACAGTAATCTGAAAGTGCTCACACCGAAGGCGATCCGACACCTCGATGATCTCTTCGCCGACCTGCAGAACGTCACCGTCCCCGAGGAGTCCTGCGAACTCCATGATCGGTTGACGGTCACAATGTGGGGGTGGGTCAAAAAGCATATCACCCTGCCGAAGGGAGCGGAAATCCTGGACATCGGGTGCGGTCCCGGGACGGCGCTGAGAATGTTCCGTGATGAGGGATACGACGCCTGTGGCATCACCTGCAACGAGGCCGACTACACCGCGGCAGACGAACTCAACGGTGGAAAGGGGTGGCATGTCTACCTTCGAGACATGCACGCGATGGGTGTCTGCACTTCCTCGATGGACTTCGTGTGGATCCGCCACGCCCTGGAGCATAGCCCAATCCCGTTTTTTGTGCTGCGCGAGATCAAGTCTATTCTGCGTCCCGGTGGTTGGGTTTACGCCGAAGTTCCGATTGAAGGAACCTGCTCCCACCATGAAACCAATCCATCCCACTGGTCGCTATTCTCGCCCATTATGTGGGAGGAGTTGTTCCGTCGGGCCGGCTTCGAGATCGTGGCGGCAACCAATATCGACTTCTCGCTGGAGATCGGACCCGAACGCTATCTGGCCTACATATTATCCGCAAAGTCTTGAACTAACGGTATATGGACAACATATTGTCCGTAAGGAGTGAACACACTATGCCTTGGACAGCAAAAGACGCACAGAAGAAGACCCACAAAGCCGACACGCCGAAGAAGCAGCGGCAGTGGGCGGACGTTGCCGACAGCGCACTTGCCCGTGGGCAGTCGGATTCGTCTGCTATTCGGCAGGCAAACGCAGTGGTTGGCGGAACGGCCAAGCGCGGCGGGAAGAAGAAATAGCCAATCCTACTCGTGTCCCGTGATGTCCGGCTGGACGCACGGGCCGTACACCGTCTGGATCTCCTTCAGCGTGGCACCGAAGACCTCACGGTCGTTCGCCAACACTGCCCTGTCCAGCGTAGCGAGAAGCTCCTGGAGGGAGGCTTGTCCGGGGAACAAATCCCCCGGATATGGCTTTTCGGATTCCTGGGCGACCGTACTTGAATAGTTCATCAGCGTTCCCCTCTATATATTCTAGCGCGTTACGGCGGATAGCGAACAACAGCGCCGTGGATTCCTCTTCGGTGAGATCCAGCCTACCGTGCTGGCCTGCGAGAGTATGGGACAGAATCTCCTGGAAGAGTTCGATCTTCTTGTCCGGGTATCTCCACTGGTCAATCAGTTGCCGCTCTGCCTTTTGGTAGTTCGGCAGTGAGCGTGAGGCGGCCAGCGTAAAATACACTCCCTCTGGGTCTTCTGTCCTGAACCACTGTTGGACTACGTGCGACATTTCGTGGCTGACGGTGGCCTTGATTTCAGCGATGGTGCGCCCGTCGCCGGCGCGGATCACAGCGAATTCTCCATTGTCTCTTACGGCAGTGTCCAGCATGTCGGCTAATTGATCCAACACCTGCACCGCGCCTTCGGACATGGTGGCACGGGACTTGGTGTGGCGAAGAACTCCGTTGATCTGCGCAACGCTCCGCGGTTCAAGTTGGATTCCGTCCATACCGCCGGAATCCCACCCGATCCGGCTGAACACGCCGCGAAGGATCTGGACCCCGGCTTGGTTGATGTACACCCTACCCGGGCGGCCAGACCTCGGTGGATAGTACCGCATGCGGGCGCTCTCGATCATGGCGTCCGGACCCTTCGTCCGGTCGTAAGGAACGTCGGAGAACGGCTTGGAGAACAGCAAGCCATTGCCTTCGTCTTCCTCCAGCGGGCCAGCGAAGATGTCGCCCTGCTCTGGAAGTTTGGCCTTCTTTAGTGCCTTACGTAGATTGGTGCGGGTAAGCGGCGAACCAAACTCCGCAGACAGACGCTGTGCCTCCAGGATGGCGCGGTCGAGCGTGTGCTCCTGCTCCAGGCGCTCCGCCTCGCCGTCGGGGAACATGTTGAGCGTCTCCACGGAGCCCGGCGGTGGTGATGTCTTGGGCAAGACATTGGACATCTGGACATCAGACTTTTGCCACATCGGCGGCATGCCCGATGCTGGCTCGTTCGCCACGCGCCTTCGCTGCCATTCCTCCGGGGTATGTTTGGCATACCCGTGCGGCGGCTGGGACTGCTCAATGAAGTGGGACGCGATGTCCAGATGTGCGTCGGGCATCGGCGAGGTGAACTTCTCCACCTTCTCGCCGCCCCTTGGACGCAGGTTGTTCATGCTCCGTGAAACGGCAGAGAGATTGAACACGTACCCCTTGGGGTTTCGGTAGACCGAGTAGTACTTCGCCGAAGGGTACTTGGCCTGGAAGTCGGCGTACGTCTCGACGCCTGGGTCCTGGTTGGTCAGGTACTTCCAGAAGGAGTGCTCGTCGAGCTTGCGGATCTCGATCTCCTTGCCTGCCCGGTCCGTCCACCGCTCCAGCACCTGGGGCTGGTAGCGGACGGCACCGCGCGCCGCACGTCGGGCCTCCGGCGAGAGATCGACTTCCCGGAGGGCTTTGTCGAACAGGTCGCCCTGGTCGGCGGATGGGGTCGGCGCGCTCCGCTGGAGGAGGGGTTGCTCGGGGAACTTGTAGCCCCGGTCGGTGTTGACCGCCGGCCTTCGGTGCCACATGTTGTCTGCCGATCGGTCGATGTAATTAAAGGATATGCCCTTATCGTTTAGTTGCTTCTGGTACAACGAAAGGTCTTTCACCGGGAACCCGGCGATCTCCTTTCCGTTCCTTGCCTTATGGATTGGCAGGCCAGTGGCATCCGCTACGGTGTGCGCGTCGTCACCGAAGAACTCGATGTAGTCGCCGTACCGTGCGCCGCGGAGCGGGCGTGCCTTCGCTTCCTTCGGCGCACTGCCCTTCAGGTACTCCCGCAGTTCGTCATCGGCGGCATTGCCGAAGAACTGCGCCACGTCCATCTTCTTGGACTCGCCCTGCACAACGGACGCGAGGGTCTTCATCTTCTCGCTGAAGATTCCGGCGTTCCAGCGGTCCACCGGCGTATCGGCGAATAGGTAGAACACCCGCCCATTGGATTTGGTGGACATCCGGTAGATGCGGCCCATCAACTGGACATTGGACAAAGCATCGAAGTCTGGGGTCATGACCACTACAGACCGTGGTGCATCTCCCTTGGTATCATCCAGGTCAATCCCGGTTCCACCGGACTTAGATGTTGCGATGATAACGTCGGCACCGCCGGCCTGGAACCGATCCATCGCCGCGGCACCCTTCTCTTCGGCCGCTCCGTGCAATTCCGCGATGCGGGTAATCCCTTCCTCTTGGAAACGGCGCTTCAGCGTCTTCAACGTCCCCTCGGAGGAGTAGATCACGTCCTCGATTACATCCCCGGAATAGGGGTCTCGGTGCCGGTTGATCACATCGCTGGCATTAACCCGCGCCGCGAATACCACGACCTTCCGCCCCTGCCGGAGCTCGTGCTTGACGAGATCAATCGTGGCGTCGATTTTGAACGGCTCCTGCTGGCGTCGAAGGTGCATCAGACGCACCGCCGTGTTCGGCGAGTTCATCTCCTTCGTCAAAAACCGTTGGACTTCGTGTCCTTCCTCGGGGAGGTGGATATTCATCGCCTGGATGTCAAGACCATCGAGCAGGATTTCGTCCTTCCGCATGTTGCCGTTCTCGATCATGCGGGTGAACAAATCCACAAAACGTTTCCTGATCGTTCGTGGGTCGACTCCCTCCCGGACCTCCCACTTCTGGAACGTCTTGCCGGTCTTCTTGTTGACCTTCTGCTGCAACTCCATGCCGAGATCGGCGATGGCCTGTGCTTCTGATTTGTCTTCCAGTAGCCCCATCTTTTTCAAGTATCCGATCTGATACGGTTTGTCGGCTGGGGTGGCAGACATGAACAAAACATGGCCAGCACGATCAATGAGGTTCGCCCCATACTCGGATCGCTGCGAGTCCCCTAGATTGCGAAGTGCGTGGGATTCGTCGAATATCAGGACGGTACCTGCGTTAACTGGGGCTTCGGAAAACTTGTCGTATGTGGAAACGTACATCTTACCCGGCTCGAAGGTCTGCTGCGCGATGTAGCGATCCGGGGCTAGACCATATTCGTCAAACCAGAACTTATAGGAGGACGACGGCATCCCGGTGGTTTGGTTTTTGAACTTCATCACTTCGGCGGGGGCCACCAAGAATACGGATTTTCCCGCATCGAGATAATGGCGGGCTACTGCGGCAGCATTCGTACTCTTGCCTGAACCAGCGCCAGAGGAATTTAGGAAACCGCCTATCTTATCCATTGCCCGTATAGATGCAGCAATAGCTTTCGCTTGGTGCGGTGCTAGGGTTGCGGTTCGTGGCTTGGGGACGGAGGAGGTGTCGACGTCCGGAGGGTTGCCGACGGAGACGATTGTTTTATTGAGGAGAGGCACTCCATCGCTGCCAGGCGATTCCAGTCCAGGCTCTCCGGGTTCTGGTCCGCCGACCGCATTTGCTCCTGCGTTGGGTTTTGAACCGACGTCCACGGTTCCTGCGGCGGCGGGCTGGTTACTGCCTTTCGGTGCATTGGCTTTCTTTGGTGCATACTTTTCACCGATGGTGGGGAAGATTTTGTAGAATTTCTCCGCTTTGGAGGAGTCCGGGGAGATATCTCCGTTAGCGAACTCCGCTGATATCATTGTCTCATACCAGTCCAGAAACTCTCGGTACTCAGCAGACATCGCGTTGGGTGGCGCTTCGCTGAACTGGATGGCTGGTTGGTCGGATTGCGCGGCCCGCTGTTGGGGCGGTCCACTACCTACTTTTTTTTTAGCCTGCTGGTAGGCGTCGAACGCCTCCTCCATCGACATGTCGGACAGTTTTTTCGCCGGTTCGGCTGGCGGTGGAGTGGATTTCGTCGGCGGTTCGGCCTTTTTCGCCGGCGCTGGTGCCGGTTTAGCTTTCTTCGGTGGCGTTGGCTTCGGCGCGGGGGCTGGTTCTACTTTGCTTTCTGGTTCGGCTTGTCCTGTAGGTCGAACTGGTTGTTCCGCACCAGGTTGTTTTCCAAAAGCCACCTGAGCGACTTTGCCAGATTCGGTGCCTTTGCGGTTGGGGTTGAGGATGCCTTCGAGCCGGTCCCGGACCCAGTTGTAGAGATTGTCGGCGACGTCATTGTAGCTTGCCTCCTTCTCAGCGACCTGCCGGGCTCCTTCGTTAATGGCCGCTTCGATCTGTGCATCTTTATCATACAGCTTGTCGTACATCGCCTTAGCCACCTTGGCATCTTCGGCGATCTGCTCACTCTTGGCAACGTCGATCTTGTTGCCCGCCTTACCCAGCGCTCCGGCGTTAGCGCCTACGGTTCCAAACAGGCGCTTTTCCTTGCCGATACGCTCGCGCACGTAACTGGAAAGTTGGGCGGCCTCGAATGCGTAGCTGCGCATCACATCGCCGAAGTCCCACATCTCCCCCTGCGCTCGGTCGGCACTCGTTTCCAGTTTCTGTGGACCGCGCTGCACTCGCGCGATCATGTCGCGCAATTCCTTGTCGCTGAGTAGTTTGCCTTTGCGCTCTCCCATGTCAAGGACTTTCAGTGCGGCCAACTGCTGCTCATGGTCGGGAAGCATTTCGCCGATAAGCGCGCCGCGCTCTGGGGTGAGATCGCCATTGACCACTTGCGAGAAGATGGCCGGTGCCAGTTGGGCGAGTGCCATTCCCTGCTGCGCGATCTTGCCGCGGATGGGAACGTTTTCTTTGGCGAGCGCTTCTGGTGTCAGTTTGCCGTCGCGGAATACCTTGGCGGCATCCACCGAGGTGCCACGCCCTTCGGCGATGTTCGCCATCGCGCCGACCGCCCGCGCCGAGGCAGCGTCCGGAGCCTGATCGTTGGTGAACCGAACGTCCATCCACGGCACACCGAGGGCCTTAGCGCGTTCCAGACGGTGGTGTCCGTTGGTCACGTAGACCTTGCCGTCCTCGGGGTTTTTCCAGACCAGGATCGTTCCAGCCTTGGTCGGATCCCAGTTCTGGATATCCCGCATCTCGTCTGTAGTCCCGCCCTTACCAACGGCACCGATCTTGTACTGGAAGCGATCGGGGTCGGCTTCGATGAAGGAGGTGGGGAACTTCAGTTGGTCGCCGCTCGGCGGCGGCGCAACGCCGGGGACGCCCGGCTGAACGTACATAGCGTTCCTGGCCGACTCCTCAATGTAGCGGGAATCGTGTTCTGGATTGGACCACGGAGCACCTTCGATCTTTGGTGGCGGGTTGCCATTGTCCGTGATCACCCCGGAGGCGGGTTCTGCGAGGGGCGCGGCGGCCGGCGGCGCCCCCTGATTTCCACCTACGCTTGGCAGGGGAGTCTGACCGGCCACTTCTGCCGGAACCTGGGGAGTGGGAGACTCGGGCACCGATGGCTGCTCTTGCGCGGCGGCGGGTGACACGGGGGGAGTTGTCAAGGGTTCCTTGACAGGTGGCGCGGCAGTCGGCGGCGGAGTCTTCGGCGGCGGCGATGTCTTGGGCAAGACATTGGACAATTGGACACCGACTTGTCGCGGGGCCGCTGGCGCGGGAGGGGTTACGCTCCCCAGGCCCTGACTCGCCAGATCACGCAGCGCCTGCTTGTCGCCATCGTCCAGGGTGTCGTAGTCCACCTTGTAGCCGTCGGCTATAGCGCGGGCGCGCTGGTCGAGATCGTCTTCGCCAGTGGCCGGTACGGATGCTCCCGGAGCCTTCTGCCGGGATTGCTCGAAGGCGCGGTTGGCCTGATAGCCGAATGCCCCGGCGTTCGCCGCTTGGTCGGTCGCGGCTTCTCCCTGCTCCATCGGGCGTTGCGGCGGAGCCCCGAGATCCAAACCGCGCGCCTGCGCTTCGATGTTCAGGTTCTGAAGTTTTTGTGGATTGCTTTCCACTCCCCACTGGGCGCGCAGCGCGTCATCGGTGAGCCCGCGGTAGTCCGGCGGGTGGAGCCCTCGGCGGGTGGCTTCGTCGAGAAGGACGTTGCGCTTGTTCCGGTCCTGCTCAACCTGCAGGAGGCTGATGAGAGCCGGACTGGACAGTTTCGTCACGGCGGATGGAGCCTTGGTGCCTGCCGAAACCGCACCCGGAGGCGGCGAAGATCGTAGCGCACCACCCCCTTCGGCGATCTGATCAAGTAGGCTGGTATTTGGGGATTCCGTTATCGTTTCCAGCGTGTTCCCCTTACCTGGGGGTGGCCCTTCGGCCAAAGTCTGTACCTGTACCTGTTGGACGCGCCCATCGGGTCCTACAATGTTCTGCGTTTCAACGTTACCCGCTGGACGCGGCGGGGCCGATGGCCGAGGAGTGGGATTTCCGCCATCATTCCATGCGGCATCGATGTCGGCTGGAGTAGCCTGCGCTAAGGTCTTAGCACCAGATGGGGCGTTCGGGGATTTGGCTCTGGCAGCATCCCACGCAGCACTGATCTGTTCGCCGGTGGCAGTTCGGATATCGCCGCGCGGAGCCAGTGGATTCTCCGTTGTAGGAGTGCTAGGGGTTGGTCCACCACCTGTTGGCGGCGTCACCGTGCCCGTGCCCTTCGAGGCGGTTCCGGGCTGGACCCCACGCGATTCCGTCTCGGCCGCGATGGCATCGAGACTCGCCCGCATCTGCACGGAGCGCGGGTCAGTCCCCGAGAACCTCTGCGAGATTCGGCGAATGAGTCCATCGAGCACGTTCTTGGATATTTTCCCGATCATCCCCGGCTGTCCACCGGGTTCTGTCGGCGCTACCCTAGTCTTTGTGATTCCCTTCTTGGCTCCGTACAGAAGCAACGCGTCGGTGATAACCTCTCCCACCTTTTCGGGTGTGGGGTTGTCCAGCGCAGCCATACCTTCGTTGATCGTATTCCAGGCCCCCATGCCGATGGCGGCGAGTCCGACTGCGGGAAACGCTGCGGCGCCGGCGACCGTCAACCCACCAACTGGACTCTGAAGGAAGTCCGACATCTTCATTACGGAGCGGCCTGCGCCGGCAACGGTTCGAACGGCATTCTCGATCGGCAAACCGGTGATTTTGGATGCCGTCTTAACTCCCGCCTGTGCCACATCGCTTCCGGCGAACCTATCCATCAATCCGCCCCAGGCTTTGTCCCAAGTATCGGTCGCTGTTTCCGGAACCTGCTGGTAGTCTTTGGAGATCAATGGACCCGTCAGGTTGGCAAGTTTCGCTCCCATCCCCATCGGTCCGGCAACGGTGACCGCTGCCTTCGCCGCATCCGTGAATACCGAGGACCGACTGACCTGCTGCATGTCCAGCGGTGCACCGGGGACATTTACAATCGACCGCGCTCGACTGCCGGTCATGGGAACTGGAGCCGTCATCCCCGGAACTACTGTGGAAGTATGGAACGCCTGCGGCATTGACGCGCCGGGAGGCGGGGCGCTCTGCGGGGGACCAGCGAGGCTCTGGTGGACTTGATCGAGGAACTGATCTGGGGCTCCCGCCAACGATGGCACGGCGCGACGGTACGCATCGCGACGACTCTGCGGCGACAGGGTAGAGATCCCCGGCATCGAAGACAGGTTCTTCAGGTCCTGCGATTCGCTTGGTGTTGGCGGTGTGGGAGTCCAGTCGGCCATTGTTGGTTACCTCGGTAAGTTCGCCGGAGGCGGAGCTGTCTCCACCTCAAGCCCATGCGTATCAAGCCCCAAGCGCCGAATCTGCGCCATGGTCTTGATACGATCAGTATTATCTTTTGGCAGGGCAAGAATCTCATCCAGTTTGTTATCGACTTTGTCCTGCATGAGTTCTTTGATCTGCGCGAGTTGATCGGTCGGGATGTTGCTGTCTGGTAGCGCCCGCGCGTAGGCCCCGAGTGCCGTACCAAGACTGGCCATCTTGAATTTCCGTAGCAGTGGGACTTCGGCGGCACGCTTCTCGGCCTGGGCGAGAGCGCCTTCCGGTGCTTCACCGGAAGCGATGGCTTTCTGGGAGATCAGTTCCGCCGATGCCGTGTCGCCCTTACGTAGCGCCCGCTCCATCTCCGCGATCCGATCAAACCGCGTGGCCGACTGCTGCGTGCGTTCGCCCTGCCGATAGTTCTGATTCCTGTCGAGGTGGAGTTCCGCATCGGTCTTTTTGATGTCCGCCGGTGCTGGCGTGACGCCCACGAACGGGGCGTACCGTTCCAATGCTCCGTACCGCGGCGGCACTCCGCGCACTTCGGTGTTGACCGTATCTTCGATGGCTCGGCGCAGACCAAACGGCATTAGTTGCGATCCGGTGTGTTGCACGGCGCCGTACAACTGCTTCATCATCGGATCGTCTTCGTTCCAGAGTTTATTCCCTTGCCAGTCGGAGTTCTCGTACATGTCGGCCATCAACTGGATCATAGGGTGCATTTTCCCCGCCACTGTCTTACCCATCTGGCGGACGCCGGATCTTAACCCTTCGCCGAATCCGCTCCCGTAATGGTACACATCCTTCATGTACGAAGGCAGGGAGATCCGCTCCGGTCGACCATATTCATCCGTTCCACCGGTCTTCGGGAAGTAGAGATCCGTCAGAGACTGTGGGGCTTGACCGGAAGCCAGATAGGTGGTGATTCCGCCGATCAGTCCGGTGACTACCGGCAGGGTGGCAGCGTATGCCATCCGGTGGTAGGCTTCCGGCATCTTGCCAACCCGTCCTCCGGTAGTGACATTCAGCACGGCATTCGCCCAATCCTTCATGCCGCCGCCGAGTTCTCGCCACGTTCCCAGGTTCCAACCCACGCTCCGGATGCTGGTCATCGCCAGATCCTTTGCCGTCCGATTCCAGAACAGGTTGTCATAAACGAGTTGCCCCATTCGGTTATCGACGCTATTCCATGCCGACTGTACCGCACTGCGTACCTGCATCTGTGTCGCGTTCGGCCCCAGTTTCCCTACCTCGAACTCCGTCAGTTTGGCGAATACTGCCGCCTTCTGGCGCGGTACCACGTACTCCATGATGGGCTTCGCCAACTGCTCGGTTATCGCCGTGGGCAACTTCAGCGCAGCACCGAGGGCATTGCCTTCGTAGTACGTCTGCTTCATGTTGCGCCAGAGATCGTTTTTGTAGAATGGGTCCAATTCGAAGCGGGCGCCGGCCTGCTTGGCATACTCCACAATGGGAGCCAGTTGGGGGAACGATCCAGGATTTCGCCATTCCTGCATGAGTTGATTCGAGCGGAACATCTTCCCAAGTTCAGGGGAGATTTGGTGCGCTGCAGCGGCCACGATGGGTTCGAACGCGGCGAATGGTGCGGTGAGTGCATGCCCTGCCGCCTTCGCCATGAGAGCCGGGTCTTTGCGTGCAAGGCCGGTGGCGGCTTCCTCCGCCGAGAGCGCGAACTGGGATAGCATGGCATCGTACGTGGTGAATCCAAGGTGGAACGCCGACCATCCCAATTGGAATTGGTTCATGGTGTTGGCGGCCAGTTTGTATCCGCGGAAAGCAGCGTTCTTTCCCAGTCCGGGCGAGAGATAATTATTGATTACCTTCGCCGCCGGTTCCGGTGAGAACCAGTGTCCCGCCAGCGTCCACATGTCCGTCCGGGGGTCTTTGAACATCACCGTCGACGTCTTGTCATCAATCTGCGTCCAACCATCCGGTGCCCGAGTACCCTGCCGCACGAATTGCGAGAGTCCCATGTCCCGCATCTCCGAAAGCGTATCGTGCGCCATGATGGCTTTGTCCATCTCCCGGACCTTGCTCATCACCAAGTCGACCGGGTTATTGAAGGCCAATTGCAACCCGGAGTCTGGGTTCTGTTGCGCGTACTCCAGTCCTTCCATCACATCGTCGAAAACGTGTTGCTTGGCAAATCCCTTCTGCCCCTCCAGGGGTTTCTTGGCGATGGCTTGGAAGTCCGGATTGTCGCCACCGCGCTTCCATAACAGACCGAAATAGTTGTCGACGTAGCTTTTCAGGATGCCCTTCTGCTGCATGACTTCGGCGCGATTGTCGTACGTGTCCCGCACCACCTTGGCGAACGGCTGCATCATTTCCGGCAACTGGTCAACATTCCCCTTACGGATTGCCATCATGAAGTCGATGGCCGGCGTCGATGGGCCTTCGGGGAATCTTGGATCTGGTGCCTGCTCGTCGAAGAAGTCACTCAACTTCCTTAGCGAATCTTCCACCTGAACGCCCTTCTGCCACATCTCGCCAAGGTGAGCGCGGGCCACTGTCGCTGTCTGTGCAGCGGCATTCGGTGGGGCTGTGCTCCCCTTGAACTCGCGCGACTGTGGGTCGAAGACACTCTTGAAGTTATCCGCCAACTGCTTTCCGGCGGAGATGGCTTCATCCATGACCGGCGATGTCTCGCCCTTTGGCGCTTTGGATAACCCACCCATCGCTGCGCCGAGTACCGCGGCGGAGGCGGTCTGTGCGGTGTTCCCCTTTGATTCGATCAGCGCCGGCGTGGCCATCGCCGCAGACATGCCGATCGCGCGTTGCGCCCGGGTGGGTAGGTCTGCCGCTTTGCCAACCAAAGCGAACTGGGCAGCACCCTTCACTCCAGCCTTGATCGCTGGGACCAGCCCTTCGTCGGCCTTCCCCGCTGCCTCGATAGCACCGGCCACGAGTGGTGCCCACTTCTTGGCCACCATCGCCGGAGCATATTTTACGGCCGAAGGAACCAGCCCACCAACCCCCTGTACCAGGGCATTACCGAATCCGCCGCGGTCAACCGTCTCCTCCGGCTTTGGCTCCTCTTCGGCGGCGAAGGCACGAGTGCGGTCGGCGAAGTCGGTGAACGGTGTCTTGTCCAAGACATTGGCGGCGGTGTGCGCGATGTCGGCTACGCCAGTTCGGAAGCCGATGCTGAGATCTTTACCGACACCCTCCAGGATTCCCTCCGGGTTGGTGCGCGGCGTAGTTGTTATGCTACGGGCCTGTTGTGCGAGCGCGTTGTAGTCAATTGGCGCAGACGTCCTCGCCTGTTGGGCCATCGCCGCATAGTCCGGCGGCGGCGGGGTGGCGTCCCTCGCCTGTTGGGCCATCGCCGCATAGTCCGGCGGCGGCGGGGTGGCGTCCCTCGCCTGCTGGGCCAGTACGCTGTAGTCGACGTCGGCCATGGATTACTTGATCCCCGCCATTTTCTTGAAATTGTCAGCCTGCTCCTGTGTGTCAAATGGATGCACTGATCCATCCGGCGCAGTAACGTTGATTTTCCCGGCTCCGCCGGTAACCTGCCTGCCACCGCGTCCGCCCGCCGCCGGCGGAGCCGAGGAAGCCGGAGCCTTTCCGCCCGCCGCTGCCGCAGCCGCATAATCCTGAGCGGACAGCGCGGGTTTTGGAGCACCCGGAGGTGGAGTGGTCTTCGCTGTTGGCTTTGCCCCGCCGCGTGCCGGAGTTCCCGCTCCAGTGCTGGCACGGTAGGCTTCGAGTTGAGCGCGTTCCTGATCCATCAGGTCGTTGATCTGCCCCTGCGTGGCCGCCCGCAGTGCTGGGTTCTTAATGGTCTTTAGGCTCCCCGTAAGTGCCGCCTGCTGTTGCCGTGTCTTGCCTAATGCCACGGCGAGTTGGGTATCCGTGCGCTGCCAGAAGCGATTGTCGATGTATCCCTCGCGGGTGATGATCTTCTGGAGTTCCGTGGTCATCTTGATGGGTTGGCCGTCCTCGTCGGTCGCCTGCATCGAGGTTCCGTCCACCGGATTCACCATCCTCAGTTGACCGTTCTGGTCGACTTTCGGGAGCATCTTGACTTGCGGCATCAGCGCTTCGTCGCCTTCGTCCGTCAACGCCCGCGTGGTTCCGTTGCGCATCACCTGATAGAACCCGTTGGCCGTCGAGATGGTCTTCGCCGCTCCCGGAGCCGCGGCCTTCTCGAACGATGTCGATGCGCCTGGGGGAATCACAAGGGGTTGCCCTGTGGCAACATCCATCGTCTGCATCCTTCCGTCTGCGGTGGAAGAACTGTACACCGAATGGGAGGTGGATCTACCGTCTGGCGTGGTGACGATCATGTTCACGGGATTCTTCATCCCTCCCCGCATGTACTCCGCGTTTGCGTTGTACTGGTTCGTCCGTGCGCCACGTTCCGCGATGTCAGCCCTCTGCTCCTCTGTTGGACGCACCGGCAGCGTAGCGAGCGTTGCCTTCACCTGCGAACTGTCCAGTAGGTTCCTGCCGTACCTTGCGTACTCCGCGTAGTCCGGGCTGGCCATGACCCGATTGATGTAGTCCTGCTGATACACCGTCTGCTTCGGCGGAGCCCCCGGAGGCGGGGTGGATTGGACCGCCGCGGTAGGATCGTAGGCGATGGGCGCCGCGACCGGAGATACCGTGGGTGGCGGGGTTGTCACTGGAGCGGAGGGTTCGACCGCCTCCGGCGGACCGGCCGCCGGCTTACCGTTCACTACCGGACCGAGGGGAGCCATCGGAGGAGCCGCCGCCACCGCCGGCATTCCCGGGGGCGGCGCGGACTGCTGCGGGATCGGAGGTCCGGAGATCTGCGGTGTGGCCTGACTGGGAGGAGGCGCAGTAGGGAGGTCGTGCGTTGCCACCCCCGGCATCGCACCTAGTTTCCAGTTGTTCGGATTTTTGATGGCCTGTTGCATCTCCAATAGGAGATCTGGATTTAGCGGTTCAATCTTCTCCGCTTTGGGGCCAAGGATACCGCTGAGCGCCCCGGCTATCGCTTTATGGAACGCTCCGGGTGGAGTCTTGTCGTCTGCTTTTTTGGTAGAATCCAGCACGTCCTGAGACTGCCACGCCAGCAACTGCGGTTGATATTGGGCCGCGATGCTTTGGTCAAACCCGGGTCTAGACATCGTCGCCATCAGGTCGTTGATGCCATCGTGACGCTTCGCCTTCGCCAGTTCATTCTGCTGGAACTGCTGGAAGCGTCCCAGAGCCGCACCTTTCATAAACTGATCGAGGATGTTGGCGACCTGTCCGGCCGGACCGGTGAACCCGGAGACGTGGTTCTGTGGCAGATTCTGCGCGGAGTACGTTGGCGCGGTCAGCATGCTGCTGAACGGCCCAAAACTCATACCCGGAGTTGGTTGACTGGTTGCCATGGCGTTACCTCACCTCCAGCGCAGTAAGGCGCTCCTGAAGCGCCTTCACCTGCTGGTGTAGTTCCTTCACGGCCTGAATCGCCACCGCCGAAAGGGCACCATAGTCGACACGGTACATGCCGTCGTATGGGTCAGTCGTGACGAGTTCCGGGAAGACTTCCAGAACTTCCTGGGCGATGACACCGATGTTGCCACCAGGGCGTGGGTTTTCACCGATGAAGTCAAAGTGAACACCACGGATCGAATCGAGTTTATCAAGGGTTCCGTCGAGAGTCTCGACGTTCTCTTTCAGCCGTGCATCACTCTTACCCATTGCTGCCATCCCACCCGCTCCGGCCAACGATCCCAACAACCCCATCGTGCTGGCCTTGTTCGCGGAATCAGCCTGCATTACCTGCCCGGTGGTACTCGATGCCCCGCTGAATGCGTTCTCGGATCCGCCGAGTGCCTGAAGTCCCACGTTACCGCTCTCCGAACCCATCTGCGCCAGCGCTGGGAAAGCCTTCATGTAGGTATCGTTCAGGAACGATGCCACTCCGGTGTTTTTGTTCATCGTGTTCTGCGCCAAGGCGACATCGCGTCCGGCTCCAGCCGGAATTTGGTCGTAGATGTTCTCCTTCGTCGCCTGCGCCGATTTGGCGAGTTGACCGATGGGCACCGATGTGGCAGAGGTCAACGCATTCTTGTCTCCGGAGATGATCTTCGTCAACTGGTCAATGGCTGGCGCCTGAAGCGCTTGACGCTGTGCCATTTGCTGTTGCGACAGCGTGTTAGCCTGTTGCGCTATGCCAATCTGTTGCTGGGCAATCGAGTTTTCCTGGTTCGTTGCGTCGTTATTTCCGCCCATAAGAATTACCCCCGCATCGTCTGCCAATCTTTCCGGGACAGGCTGGAAATCCATACCCCGCACAGTTCTCCATTCCAGGAAGTGAAATTCGGAACCGGCCCGGCGAGCGTCATCCCGAGCGCCCGAGCGTACTTCCAGGCTGGCTCGTTGGGCACGGGGGTGGTCCCGTAGATCATGTCGAGTTTGCAGTTCTCGAAGATCCAGTCCACCATCATGCCGCCGAACTTCACCGATCGAAGGGTGGTTCCCCGGAAAAACGCGATTCCCACTTCCGCCCGCCGGAACCCGTCCGCTCCTGCGGTGATCTTGTTGACCCAACCCAGGCCGCGGAGATCGGCCATATCACCAACGCGTTGGTAACATCCGAGAAGGTGGGTATCTGGCTTCCGAAACTCGTTCAGGAACCACACCATCGACGGGATACCTTCGTAGAAAATCTGCCCCAGCAGGTCTTCTTTGGCGAACCGCAGGTAGGCCCCAGCCACCACAACCTCTGGAAGGTTTGGCGCAACGATCAGACTGCCTATCCGATAGATTCCGTCCTGTTTTTCATATTCCTGCAAGACACACCCCCGCATCCCCATTTTCCCACTTGCAACTGCTAGATTCTACAATAGCGTTGCCGCCGTCCCTGATGTCCAAAAGTCTTGCACAAGACATGGCTCAACTCCACTCTGTCCAACAGGACAGGGTAACGGTGGTGGTCACGACGACGACGCGGTAATAGTTCCCTGGGAGCACCCAGAAGGCCATCTGCTGGTTGACGGTCGCCGTGGCAGATCCATTGAACGTGCTGCCCACCGTCGTCGTCGGCGTGGCGGATGCGTCCGTCCTGGCCTCGGCCTGCCCGAAATTGGCTCCGCCGGCCGCCGTACAGGCCAGTGTCACTAGAACGTAAATTGGCTTCGCCCCAGTGTTTTGGTATATCGAGGTGAGGTTCCTACTTCCCGTCACGACGGATTGGCCGGTTAGGATAGTAGGCGACGATACGGACACCAACTGGCTGGACCCGTTGCTACCGAGGAATCCGGCCGAAGCGGGCACGGATGCCCCGTTAACTTTTGTGGTGTTCCCGGAAGTCCCAGAGGTGTCGGCGGCATTGTTCGGGATGTCTGCACTTACAAGTGCCCCGAAGGAAGGGAGCGCAGCCGCGCCGCTGGTCGGCCCGCGTAGGAAGGTGTTCGCCGCTTCGGTAGATGCAATCACCACCGTTCCGCCGAGTCGGTATTCGGTGCTAGTGTTGATGCCTCCACCCACATCGAACTGGTAGGCCGGGACGCAGTTGACACCGACTTTTCCGTCGTCAGCGATGGTCATCCGTAGGATGGTCGTGACCGTGCCGTTCAGAGTGGTATAGAAGTCAATCCGTGTTCCCTGAGCGGTATCCGACCAAGCCTCTGCGGCGGCAAGAGCCATTTGGGCGCGGCTGGTGGCCGAATATCCCGTCGCCCCGTACCCACGCGCTTGGTATCCGGCGATGACATCAAGGGCGGCCAATGCCGATGGGGCAGCGGCTGTGCCGTTTGCCCTCCGTCCGCTAATCGTTACAAAGCCGCCATAGGCATCGATGAGGGCTCGGGCGGCAGCGGCGTCTGCTCCAGCCAACTGCAAAATCGTTCCCGCCGCTGCTGCGGCGGGTGCGACGGTATTTTTGTTGATAACAACCGTCGTCCCGTCGTCGGTGACTACGCTCTCCGTAGCTGTCCCGCTTGACCCATCTACCTTCAGAAGATGGTTGGCGTGCGTCAGGTTGGTTGCACCCAAAACCACGGCGCTATCCGCGAACGCCGTTTCTCCAAGCGTTCCAGTGGCGCCCACCTTTATCAGCCGACCGACATCCACCAGCGCCGTCCCGCCGCGCACGGTATCCAGGCTCACCCAGGCGGTTCCGCTCCATCGGTAGTCCAGCGCATTCGATGCCGAGTACAGGAATCCCTCATCGTTCGCCCCAAGGTCCGTTGGCCTGCCGGACAGCACCCCAAACATCTCCCCGAGAACGTATCGCCACACTCCTCCTTGGACTTGATAGGCGACATCATTGCGGTCGGTCTCAACGAAGATCGTGCCATTATCCGGGACCGGTAAGCCGATCCGTTGTGCGTGTGTCCCGGTTTTTGCACCCATGGTTGCGGAAGCGGTGTTGGCGGTAGTCTGTGCCGTCGCTGCGGCGGACTGGGAATCCTGTAGTTCCGTGAGGATGTTAGTGAACATCCGGTTGAGTTTCGACAGGTCAAGGTTTGGGTACTGTGCAGCAAGCTGTTCGCCGATGATGTCGACGGGGTCGAACTTGGGGAATCCCGGAGGTGCGTTATTGGAAGCCATCAATCACCTCACGAGTCTGGTCCATTTTGACTCTCGAACAGGTACTTTTGCTCGTAAGCCGAACGTTGGTCTCCGGACAGGGACTTGACTTCGATCCTGGTTCCATCTCGGTAGAAGGCGAATGGAGTGGCCGCTGACATCGTAAACTCGTAGGTTTTCGATTTGTTCAATGCTAACCCGTTGATCGGCGGAAGGTAAAAGCGCTCAATGTCTCTCCAAGCATGGATCGGCAGGGTCTCTTGCCAGAAGAGTTGTCCGTTGTCGCGATATATTGAGAACGTTGGGGCAGAAGCGCACCGGTACTCTATCCAGATCTGCTTTATGAGCTTGTGGCCAGCGAACCCGAACAACATCGGCAGGGAGTTCCAGTACGTTACCGTCGCCGGTTCCCTTACATAGTTGATGTTCCAACTGTATAATTTGAACTGCTGATGGGCTGTTCCAGGAGTGACAAGCAGTCGGAATCGGCGCGCGATTTTTTCGGTATCGAATGGCAGAACGATCTGCCGGTTCTCGTTGGTGGTTGTAACGTAGAATGTCTGGAGAACGATTCCATCCCCCTCGACCTGAACTGTTGCCGCCTCGCCGCCAGAATTGCAGTTCAACACCAAGTTGCGGGCTACCTTCTCGTAAGGATAGCCGAAGTCGTTCCAGTCAGTGAACTCAACCGAATAGGACGGTTCATTTGTGGCCTCGATCTTCCACTCCCACATCTGGAACTTTCCGCCGGCCCCGGGTGTGATAAGTAGGCGCCAGATCTTGCCGAAGATGTCCCGGTCGAAAGACCCTTCCCATCGGCGCGTGCTGGCCGTCGTGTCGACACTAAAGGTCTGCACGATGGCCCCGTCCGTCCATACCTCTACCGTAGCGGCCACGCCACCTGTGTCCACGTTGAGGCATAGGTTCTTCGGGTTCTTCTCGTATGGATGCCCGAGATCCGAATACTCCGTTGCGGCGATAGAGTCTGCTGGATACTTTTCCAGATCGAATTGGTACCCCCACATTTTGAACAGCGTGTTGTCTCCGAGAGGGCGCAGGCGGATCTTCTTGACAACGTTGCCGTCCGGGACGGCGAAGGTCTTCTGCGCTCGATCAGCACCAGACAAAACGAATGAGGCCACAGCCAGATTCGTCGTATTGCCATTGATTCCGGAGATCGTATCCATCTCCATCGTCGTGTCCGTCCCAGATGTGTTGAAGTCGATAGTGACGGTCTTCAACCGCTTGTCGAACGGGTGCCCAATATCATCCCAGCCGGCGCTGTGCTCCACAGGCCCCTTGTCGACTGGCAGGAACTTGAACTGGTGAGCGAACAACTGGAACTTCCCGCCGGCCGGGATCAGCGATGGGTCGACCAGCAAGCGCCATTGGCGACCAGACAGTTCCGGCGAGAGGGTCAACCGGCGCCGACGATCAGTGGGGGTCGTCGTCATTATCAGGGTCTGGAGCGTTGTGCCGTCAGCCTGGACCTGTACTGGTACCGGATGGCCGGCGGTGTCCACGTCCAGGAATAACTCCTGGGCGTACTTCTCGGACGGATACCCGCCGTCCTCTGGTTCCGTGAACGGCACCACGTCGGGAGGATAATTCTCCGCAGTGACCTTGTACCACCACAGGCGGAAAGCCGTTCCTGGCGTCCCTTGCGGATAAAACTTTACCTTTTTGACGATCAGCCCATCGGTGATTGGGAACGTCTTCTGCTGGCGGGTTCCGGGGGGCAGGGAGAATGTTTCCACCGCCGCGGCGATCGTCGCACCATCGATGCCCGAAAGGGTGTCCATCGCCATTGTGACCGCAGCACCGCCGACGTTGTCCCACTCCATCGCCACGGTGTATAGCCGCTTGTCGTACGGGTGCCCCAAGTCATCCCAGTCGTAGGTGTGGGCCACCGGACCCTTGTCCGCCGGCAGGAACTTGAATTGATGGTCGAATAACTGGAATTTCCCTCCGCTGGGCACAGTGGTGGTGTCCACGTACAAACGCCACCGGCGTCCCGACAGGTTAGGGAGAAGCGTGTAGCGCCGTTCCCGGTCCGTAGCGGTTGAGTTCACCGTCAGAGTCTGCACCGTGGTTCCGTCCGCCTGGATCTTCACGGGGACGTCTTTCCCGCCCGTGTCGACGTTGAAAGTGATCTGTTCACCGTACTTCAACTCCGGCGTGCCGCCGTCCTCCGTTTCGGTGAAGGCGACGATGTCCTCCGGGTACTTCTCTACCTTGAAGTCGGTCCGCCATACGCGGAAGGTGGTCGAGCCGACCGTCGGGCGAAGGCGAACCTTCTTGGCAATCACTCCATCCGGGAATGGCAACGTGGCCTGGGCACGGACGGCGCTGTTTAATGTGAACGTGGCGACCGCGCTGGTGTGCGTGGCCCCGGTTATCCCGGATATCGTGTCCACGTTCATCACAACATCCGTCCCAGAAGTGTTGTACTCGATCAGTAGTTGATAGAAGCGTTTATCGAACGGGTGTCCGCAGTCCGTCCAATCCGTCGCCGCGCCTACCTGGATGCGCGTCAACGGGATCGTATTGAATAGCATCGAGTAGAGCGTCGTCCTTACTGATCCTCCACCACCGGTGATCCGGAAAGACATTACCGATGCTTCCTTGCCAGATCCAGACTGGATCGAAAACGATGCGCGTGATCTAACTACTGAGTTTGGGAATGAAAATGTTTCATCTATCGACGAACCGTAGTCATAGAACGTTTCCACCAGACAAGAACCGTTGGCAACGGCTTCCAATCCGAGTTCTGAGAATTGCTTGTCCAGTAGGCGGTCTCCAAGATCGTAGGCTGCCGTATCAACAATGAATGTTGGCGGGATACCATCGCTGGCAGATGCCGGATCTGTCACCCAACCATCGGTGAACCCTACATTCTCCTGGTGAATACGGCATTCCGTGCTCCCTGTCAACTTAGCCGAGGTAAGAAGATTGGTGTCCGTCTCGGTCAGCATGGCCGTAGCCCCAACGGTAGAGGCTGTTCCGAAATCGTCCACTATATCATAGTTCCAGCGATCAAACAGGGTTTCGTATCGCATCCGGTGTGGCTTACCGCTGGTGTCCTCGAACGAGATGAAAACTATGTTCTGGTGGTACCCGACGATGATCTTCTCGGGTTTGGTCATGTTAATTGGAGCAATCCCGTTGACCGTCAATCCACGGAACATGAACTCCACCGCGAGACTGCGCAACGTCTCCTGACCGCCACGCCATGAGTACAATCCGTCTGCCCCGACGTACCAGATCTGGTTGTCTGCCTTGACCCAAGCCTCTTTGCCAACCACCCCGTGCGTGGCCGGCGTGGCGCTGGCCTGCCGCATGTCCTTTCCGTTCGCTGCGAATCCAACCACAAAAATGTTGGCGGCGTTCAGACAGACCAGTTCTCCGTTGAATTCCGTGATGCCGCGAATCGGATTCGATGGACTTCCGACGCGCAATTGCTGGACGGACCCACTGGTCATATTCAGCAACGGCCAGGATTCCGGGCGCCCATTCTTGCACTTGTACAGGACGCTCGGATTGGCATCGTCGCCGGCCAGGAAGATGTTCTCGAACGCCGAGCAGCCAATATTTGCCCCGTGGGCGCAGGCCGTGGTAACCTCCACCGTGATCGGGACGGATGTTCCCCCATCCCAGAACTGCTGCTGGGTGTATGCCGTGAACTCGTTTGCTGTGGTGACCGACCGAATAATTGCAGACTCCGTTATGTTCTCCACGCTCGGCGGTCCGGGCCACCACTGTATCCCCGTGATCCTCACGATGCTTCCTGGAGTTAGCACGGTGCGCAGGTCTGTGATGCCGGTTGGCATGTCTGCCGTATCGATATGAAACGTACTCACCGCTCCGTGGTGAAGGGTTGAGGATGAATAGTTGATCGGCGATACCAGAGGGATCTTCAGCGCGCTGGGTACCGGCGGATCATTGTCGAACTCCAGGATGTCTCCATTGACGATGTCGATGTCTTGTGCCGTATCGACATACGTCACCGTGCTCCCTGATCCGGGGTTGGTGGTGTACCCTATCTTTCGGTATAGGCCATCATCTAGGGTCCCGCCGGCACGGTAGACCGCAATGCTCTTATCTCCACTGGTCGTGGAGATTCTGCCATTGTCAGAATCGATGCCGCCAATGGCAAGTGAAACGCCAGATGCACCAACCTGCGTAATCTGTAGCGCATCGATCATCAGCGGGCTCGGGTTTCCCTCGGAGCCGGTCACTGGATCGCGTGCCGTCGCACAGTATGAGTAAGGAACCAACAGATCCGAACCGCCGGTGGTGTATACAATTGTGCCACTCAATGCTCCGAAGCCACTGGAGTCTATCGGGATCGTGAATGTGCTGGCTCCAGTGACGCTAATTTGCCACGTCGCATTGACGTCCGTCCACCCAGTTCCCACGGCCCCAGAGATCGTGACCATCGTCCCAGTAGAAAGCCCATGTGGTGCCGCGGTGGTCACCTCGGCCGCCGTATCGATGCTGATTCCAGAAATCCCAAGGCTGGCGATGACAGCGGTGGCGACCACCGCCTGGTCCAACGGCATGATACCCCAACGAAGCGCCGGCGCCGCCCGGGTGCCATCGTCCATCTTCATCGCTGCGGAGCCGCCAAAGTAGGCTACCGGGATCCCCGATGGTCCGGAGTCATACTGAATTCCGGCGATTCGGTCGCTGGCGGAAGAACAGAGTCCGGCAGCGATGGTGACAAACGTTAGCGTATCGAGGAAATTTCCGGGAGCGATGGTGGAGTATCCGCTGTTGCCGGATCGGTAGAGATTGGTGTTGTGCCCGAAATACCGATAGGTGTGAGTCGAATCCACGCGCAGTTTCGCCAACGAATTGATGAAGACCGTGGACGATACACTGGCGGGAGATGCTGCTGTCAGACGCTTGGACCCATTCCTCGATGAGATGGTTCCCTCCTGGAAGCTCTGCGCGTTCTGCAGGAGTTGGTACTGCCCATCTCCGAGTTGGGCCGGGTCTAATTTCTGGACCCAGCCCTTGTTGCTGAACGGGAAGATTTTGGTTTGAGCGTCTGCCATAGTCAGTTCCCCACACAGGAGAATTCCACTCGTGCGGTCTCCTATTTGCTGCAATACCAGGCGGTCGTTCCACCGGTGTAGGTGCAAACCACCCGGGAGAACTGAACCGGCGTCACGGCAGCGGCGATATTGCCCCCTGTGGTCAACGTAAACGGAGGTGACGATGCCGGGATCAGCGTCACCGTCCGCTGATTCCAACCGCCTCCCAACGTCGCAATAACGGCGTTGCCCGTCACAAAATAGATTTCGTCCTGCCAGGCGGGAAGGTTCAACGTGGTGGCCGAGGCCAGGGTCTGCGGGGCGTCGGTAGAGGTCTGGTTGCCAGAGATCGTCTTGTTGACGCCGGTGCTCTGGTCGTCGATGTCATAGAATGCCGTAAGGGACAAGCCGGTTCCGTTGCTGGTCGGAGTCGCCAGCACTAAGTCGGTGGAATTGGTAACCGTAAGGACGGGAAGTAGGACGCCATTCAGCAGCACAGTGCTTCCCGCCAGGCGCTGGTCGAAGCCCGACCCCGCCGTCACGTGGACAGCGGTAGTGCCGGACACTGTCACTGTACTGGCGGTGGCCGGGATGACAAAGGTATTGTTGGTGATCGAGAAATGCGAAGATGTCCCAGCGGCAACCTGGATTCCTTTCGTCTCGGTCGGCTGGATGTCGCCGGTCGAATCAATCACGCCAATTCTGGAATCCCGAACGGTCCAGTTGTTCTGGTTGGCAGCGACGTATATGTCCGACCCAGAACCAGCGGCCGGTAGTTTCCCGTTGCCACCGATGTGACAACCGTGAAAATCGACGTTCTCCACCGTACCCGGCCCGGCAATGTCAATGCCGTGTTTGGCGTTCGAATACACGTAGCAGTTTCCAAAGTCCACACCCGTGACAAAGGCTCCGCCAACTGGGGCCAACTGCATGCCGTCGCCAGTTTGGCTACCGCTCATCCAGACATCTGTGCCGTTAAATCCGCGGACCATAATACTGGAAACCGTGGGTGCCAGTTTCACCCCGAGATTATTGGTGTCAAACTGAACGTGGCTCAAAAAGGTCCATTGCACGATCTGGTTAGTGCCCGGCTTCGCCCATAGACCAATGGCGTTTCCGAGGACCCCAACGTGGTCCATGTTGAATCCGCTGGAATTGATCAAAACTACCCCAGCAGCAGCCATGTTAGAGGTATCTCCTGCGATTATTGAATGGTCCATCCATACGTCCACCGAACCATCGAAACTGGTGCTGCCGCTAACCTGTAGACCTATCCCTGTCGTTGGCGCCATAATTCGGATATCCGACTGAGTGATGTGGGTCGAGGAAGCGTCGTACAGGTTGATGCCATTCGGGAATCCGGTGATGTGTAGATTCTTTACGGTCAGCCAGAACACCGTGTTGGCGTTGATCGCCCATCCGGCGGTACCAGAGGTCCCCGTGGTCGCAGAGATCGTCATATCCTGGATGGAAGAAAAATATCCGCTCCCTGAGAAGTCAAAGGCGTCCTGTCCTGCCGTTGCCTGATTGACTACGGTGGCTCCGCGTCCGGCACCGACGACGTTGCAGCCGTTACCGACAGCGCTAAGAGGTGCGGTGATTTTGTAGGTCCCGTCCGGAAAATAGATCGTCGCGTTAGGACACCGGGCCAAAGCGGAATTGATCGCCGAAGTGTCGTCGGTGGACCCGTCTCCCTTAGCCCCATAATCACGAACGTTTTCCCTATTTTTCGCAGTGCAGTGGTAGGAGTAGTCGATGGTGGAGTACGTGCAATCTGCCATTTGATACCGCGCTAAAGTCAGATTTTCGGCGAACCCGGACCCCAGAGTGCCTCCGGCTTGAAGCGTCGGCGATGCTGGTGGGCTTGCGGCGGCGACGATGTGGATCGTTTTGCCTTCGAAATGCGATGGGTCAACGATGTTTAGGACGGTGGCAGAACTCAGCAAATTGATCGTTTTCTTCGGGGTGACTGTGATAGTCGATCCTGATACTACGCATTCACTGGCTCCGTTTGTGCAGGACTGGACACCATTATCAATTCCCTGCACGCCGCCATAGATGAAATTACCGCCTGTTGAACTGTAGGTAAATGGCCCATTGACGCACCCCGGTCCAGCCGATCCGCCTGTGAATGAGCCAGCATCGCCCGTGCCCCCCCAGTTAAGGCCCCACCCTTGGGTTTCGCCATAGAGAGTGCACAGTTTGTTGCCGGGCATGTCGATACCTTGCGGACCACCGGTAATTCGGATGCCGTCATACTGACCGGAGGTGCTCGGTGAGACCGAGTTCCCCGTGATGGTGTTACTGGATATGTGGATGTTGTAGCCACCAGTGATGTGGATGCCGTTCTTGACGTTGCCCGTGATCGAGTTTCCAATTAGAGAAATGCCTGACCCGGCCGCGATGAGAATGCCATCGTCGAGACCGTCGCCAATCTGTGCTCCCGTAACCTTGAAGTTGACTACACTGCTGTTCGTGATACTGATGACGGGACCTTTGCTCGCTCGGATGCGACCTCCAGTGAAGTTGGTGTCGCCAATTGTGCCTGTGCCTTCGAGAGAGATAGCACTACCCACAAGCATCGACGAGAACCACATATTGCTGAAAGAATTGATGTTCGCCGTTCCACCAGTCTCAGGAGCTATGACGATGCCGTGAAGCGAAGAATCCACGTTGACCGCGGTGAACTCGTTCCAACTTGTGCTTTTCCCGGAGGCGGGATGGAGCTTGATTACGGTGTCCGCCCCCATCGGGTTGAGAGATGCAAAATCATCACCAGCATCCTCGGTAATGTCGATAACCGTCCCAGCTAGCCCGGTTGGTTGCACAGACCCCCCGGTCGAGTAAGAACCCGGGTCGCTGACAATGGAAACGCTGATTGTGGTTGGGGTGATCCCGGTAACGGTCGCCCACGCGACGTTATATCCAGATGGGGTGATCCCCGTAATCCCAACCACTTGGCCCAGTAGGATCGCGTGCGTCCCGACCGTATAGGTTGCCGTACCAGTAGCCCAAGATGCCGTGGAGACGGAAGAAGGAGATCCGAGAGGGCCGGATCCGTTGTAGGTTGTGATCCCTCGAAAATAGCGAGCGAGCCCGCTGCCGATTCCGATGACATTTTGGCCTGGGGTCGTGCCGCTGAAGCCGGAATCTGAATAATAGGATCCTTGGTCGTAAATCGTTTCGAGTGCGCGACCCACGTAGTGCGTTGTTAGTTCAGTGAAGCGCATCCCGTAGGTTTGGTTCGCTGCCTCGCCATGCACGCAGACGGCGATCTCTGTACCTGCGGCATACGCGGGTTTGGCGAATCCCAGTTTGGACATCCCGCCGCCGATGATGATCTGGTGGTTCACCGCCGTCGTCCATTCGAAGACGCAACCCGAACTAACCAAGGGAACAATTACCGTGCCAAGGCCGTTGTCCCCGCCCCCAGGGTCTCCGCCACCTTCCAGGTAAGTGCTGTTGGTCGTGATCCTGACGTTACCTACCGAGTGCTGTCCAGGTGGAATCTTAATGGTTTTCCCTGGATTCGCGTTCACGGCTTCCTGAATTCCAGCGGTGTAGGACTGTACCGTATAGGCGTTCGAATGCCCGTATGTCGGCGTGAGGATAATTGTCCCAGTGGTTGCTCCCGAGGTGCAGGTTCCACCGATCGGCACTAGATGCTCGGCGGTCCCCGTACCACCAGACAGATACACGGGCGCCCAGATGCCGTTTGCGTAAATGCCTTTCGGGCACGGCGTCATGGTAATCGTCTGGTTTGATCCCAGGGCGATCAGAGTGGTTCCCGGATACTGCGCCGCGTAATCGTAATCAGTAGAGACGGGAGACGATACTTTGTAGCTTGGATCAGCCCCTGGACCGTTGGAAGTCAACACCGTTCCCGCATCCCCTGGGGTAATTGTATTTGGAGTCGAGTTCCCGTTGCCTAGCATAATACTGTGCAATGGAAGCGTGGCTAGGCCAGTACCACCCTGCGGGACAGTGACAGGGAAAGACACTGAACCGACCGAGGTGGCCAGGAAGAAGTCCTTGGCTGCGGAATAGGTCACCGAGGCGTTGCCAGTGACTACAATCTGAATGAACGAGTGGTTACCGTTGGCGTAGGCGATCGGAGGGTTGCTAGCTTGAGAGATCGAAGATGTCGATCCGAAGGATGTCCAAGAACCGGAACAGGATGTGTCGGAGTAGTTGATGGCGACGGTCCAGGAACCGGAGCCAGTAGCATAGACAGAGTGGTAATTGTTGGTGCGGCCGGCCACCAGAGAACGATTGTCAATCACTCCCGCACCGCACTCTCCGGCCCAGGTCGATGTGATGTTGTATATCCTAGTAACCTGTAGGGGCGTGGACCTAGTGACACCTTGGCCACGTAGAGTACTGGCCACCAGCAGGAAGATCGCGAAGGGCAATGTCTTGCCCAAGACATTGGACATTTTTCGAATCATATCAACCTCACCGCCAACGCGTTCAGCGTCGTCGACCAGTAAACCTGCCCAACAGCGCAGTTCAGCGCCGCCGCCGCCGCATCGTTCGCCGCAGCGATGAACGCGTGCACCGGCACACCATCGCCGATCCCCATAATGGTTGTCGTGGTAGCCCCATCCGCAGTGGCGCTGGACGCGAAGTCCTCCTGAACGATCTTTCTGAATTGGATAACTACGCTATCTGCCATAATCACGCCTCCGTGGGCTCTCCGAAAATCGCGTTTACAAGATTTTTCCCTTCCAGGTACCTGGCCGCCGCATACTTGGCGGAAGCCAAATTTTTGGCCTCTCCGTCGACTGAATGGATCTTCTCCAGAACTCCCCACTTCAAATAAGGGATGAAGCTGTCCGGAACGAACTCGATCGGCGTGTCCAGTGTGAGAGTCAGGATGGTAGGTATAGCGGTACCTACCAGTTTCAGATTTCCGGTGCTGGGCACGATGTTGGCCGGAATTCCGTATCCTGCCTGGAGCGATTCCGCGAAGACAGCCCCCTTCGGTGCTCCAGCCACTGTTCCGTAATATGGGCCGCCTGGAGCACTGACCACATCGAAGTCGTTAGCCGCTGAAGTCTTCGCCGGGAGACCGTAACCAGCGCCGGTCACACCCACCTGGAATCCCTCCACGTCCGGCGGAGGCAACACGCGGATGCGCTTGACCGGAAGGTGGTCTTCGTACCACGCCTCCGGATTGCCCGGTTCCGGCTCCTCACCGCTGCCAGCATTGTCCAGCGAGAACGAGCTAGTATCGTTGAGGAATCCGTCGTTCCAAAAGGCTTCGCTGATGTCCGTGATCTGGTCAGGCTCAATGTAATCTGTCTGCCCAGCGTGCCCCTCCAGACAGACCATCTTCCAGATGAGTCCGGTCATCAGGAAATCCGACAGTGTCTCGAACAGGAACTTCAGGAAGTCTGCCTCGGTGATCAGTCCGAGTTGGAGACCATTTGGTTCCAGAAACGCATCACACGTTTCTACGTAAATGTCGTTTACGTTGGTCATGCTGCCACCTTCATTTCGACGTAGTAGGCCGGCCACTCCATCTGGCGCCACCTCTCCGTCTTCTTACGCTTGCGAATAAACTCCTGGTAGTAGAGGCTGGCCGCGGCGAAGATAGCCCCGCCCTCCTTGAATGGCAGGATGTGCGCGGCGTAGTCCTTGATCTCATCGGCGAGTTCGTCGTTCAGTGGAATGGTATCGGTGGGATTGACCAGCGGAGTCGGCTCCGCCACTCCGTAGAACAGCATGTCCTGCCCACCAATGGAATCGGCCGGATGGATCGCAATGCGCTTCAGGCCGGCGCGCACCCAGCGCGCCACGGGGCATCCAGTGTTCGCTGTGGTCTCCTTCATCCAGTCCGGGTAAGACTGGCCAATCGCCCGAAGTCCGATGGGTGGCAGGTAGCGTCCCTCGAATTCCATACGTAGCGGGATCAGCATTCCGGCAGGGACGTCATAGAAGTGCCGTCCGGCCACACTCCATCCGGCCATGTTCGCCGAAGTATGGAGGAATCCGGTGTGCAGATTGATGATCTTGATGGCTTCGTTGATGGCCGCAGTACGCTCGCGCAGGAGATATAGAGTGTCGTTATTCTCCAGACATCCGAGAACCATTTGGTCGAGCGAATTCAATGTCAGCAGCGGCATGGTGTTTCATTTTCCAGGGACTACTTCTGGTGGCAATTGCGTGGATGATTGATGGACGTCGCTCGTTGACGCCTGCCCTACTTTCGGGTCGGATGCTTGTTGTGGCATCGTGCGACCGAATTTGTAACTAATCACGGAGGTGAACGCGATGGCCAGGACGTCGGTGATTCGGTCCACTGATTTCGCGTAGGTCGGGCTGAAGAAGAAGGAGAACACCGTGATGACCAATAGCGCCAAGCCGAGTTCCACAACAAGCCAGGAATCACCACTCATATCTTTATTCATAGACCTCTCCATCAAACCTCTTCCGCGTCATCCCTCGACGGAACGGCCGCCGTGCACTCCGCCATCCGGTCGTTGCCGTCATCCGAGAAGTCGAATGTCTTGCCACCGGGCTGTGTGTGGTCGCTCCATGACTGGCGGGCACTATAGTACTTCGCACAGTCATCGCTGTATTGCTTCGCCTGCGCCTGCGACGGTGCCGAGAACATGCCGTCGCCTCCATAGTCTTCCGTCTCCGGACGCTCCAACAGCGCCCCGGAGAGCGGGGTGTGGATCTGGCCACCCAACTGCGTGTCCGGCGATAACATCTCCTGGGTTATGCGTTCCTTAGTAGTCAAGGTAACCTCCAACGTCATGCTGTTGTGCGAACGATCCGCTACTGGCGAATCCGCCCATCCCGTACAACTGCCGGTAGTTCCATTCCAGTTGCTGTTGCGCCTTGGTGTTGTCGGCGTTCATCGCATCGCCGAGACCCATCATGAATCGCTGCTCGTAGTACTGTGCTGCCGCAAGATCGTAGTAGATGTCGTTCGCTTCCGCCTTGTGCCGCTTCGCGTCCGCCATCGCTCCATCAAGTATCACGCCGGGATTGATGAACGTCGGTGGTCGATCCCCGGGCGCTTCCAGGTCCGGCCACTGCTGGTAATAGAGCATATTCAACTGCCGGGCTGCGGACTGCGGCGGGTAGATCTCGTACTGCATATTTCCGCACAGGTTCGGTGAACGGTCCAGGAAGAGTTCCGGCGCCGAGCCGACAGTCTGTCGCCGCGGGTCGCGGACAGCGATGTACCGCTGTGGAACGTGGATCGAAAGCTCCAGCGGTTGGATCGGGTCCACGATGCTGAGGATTTCCTTAATATCGGTGGCGAAGGTGTAGTAGATCCCCAGGATACTGTACGACATGTTGGCCAGTGACGTCCCGCTCCATTTAGCATCGAGGATGAGCGTGGAACTGTCCTTGACGGCCAGAACCGTGAAAATGGGGTAGGTCAGACCGGTGACCAATTGCCGGCCCGATAGGCTGGAGCAGGTGATGGGGACGTTCGCATTGTGCGGCGAACGGAAGTTTGCCCGAAACGTGGTGGACCTGACTTCGGTGACCGGGACGATTTCGGGATTCGTCCCACCTGCATCGACGTAGAGGATGGTGTCCGCGGTGATGCCGTCCATCGATGCCGGAGCCACCCATTGCAGGCCGGTGCTTGTTACGCCAGCAGCAATGACACTATTGACTACGTCATCGGTGGGGAACGTGGCTGCAACGCCTGCCACGACTGGGGAACCGGACGTTAGATTGATGGAACCGCTGACAAAAGCATCTGGGATTTTGACTGTGGTGTACTTGATCAGTCCGGCCCAATTAGGCTTGGCATCAATGATCTGGCGTATACGCGAGTTCAAAAATTGCCGACAAAGTGGGGCCGGACAGTTAGGTTTGACATTCCGGACGTAGCCGATCATACTTTGCAGCGTATCGTTGTACTGCACGGTTCACCTGTTTCACTTATTTTGTCCAAATGTCCAATGTCTTGTGCAAGACATCGGCGCTGGCCGCGGCGGGCTTGTAACCCGCAACGACCAGCGCCGCTTTCCCGAATGTTCGGGTTACGCGATGGACAGCCAGTTGGTGCCATCGGTGATCAGCGTCACCTTGCCCAACGCACCGAGCGTGATATTGGCTGCGCCGTTGAAGTTCTCGCCGGACGCCGGTGCCAGGGTTTGGCTGGCCGCCACATTGTAAATGGTCAGCGGTTGGCCGATCTGTAGCGTAGCCGGCGCCGGCATCGTGGTCGTGCCCGCGGCCTGGATGCTGACGACCTGGTCGTTAGCCGTCAGAGTTCCGCCGGTGCCGACCGTTCGGTATCCCTTGGTTCCGCCGGCATTGGTTCGGTACCACTTCCGGTCTGCCGGGTTGGCCTTTAGGGTAACCTGGGAGCCGACCTGTGACAGATTGTAACTGTCGTTCAGCGTGTCGCCGGATGCAGCGGCCAGGACGACAGTGCCGGCGACGGCACTGCGAATCGTGAACTCGATCGATCCGCAACCCTCGGTCACAAGGCCGGGGAGCACCGTCTGGGTCGAGGTCAGAATGGGTGGGAGGGTGATGGTAGCGGCGGCGGTGACCAACATGAGGCTGGCGGGGATCGTCTGCCCCGGTCCATAACCCAGCGTGGTGCTCGCCGCAAGCGAGGTGACGTCGTCGAAGATGTTGAGCCTGTTCATGATATTTTCCTCTCTTAGGCGATGGAAATCCAGTTGGTGCCATCGGTGACCAGCGTTACCTTGCCATACCCGGCGAGCGTAACGTGAGCCAATCCATCGAAGGTCTCACTCACCGAAGGATTGATAGTTTGGCTTGCTGTGACATTCAGGATGGTCAGCGGCATGCCAACTTCGACAGCGGATGGCGCTGGCACAACCGTCGTTCCGGCGCCGATGATGGTGACGATTCGGTCATTGGCCGACAGGGTTCCGCCGGTTGCCACCGTCCGGTAGCCTTTGGTCAGGCCGGACCTTACCCGATACCACTTCCGATCCGAAGGATTGGACCGAAGCGTGACCAGGGCGCCAACCTCGGACAGGTTGTAGGCATCGTTCAGCGTGTCGCCGGACGCGGCGGCCAGCGCCACAGTGCCAGCCACTGCGCTGCGGATTGTGATCTCGATAGAGCCAGCGCCCTCGGTCACGAGACCGGGAAGTACCGTCTGCGTCGAGGTCAGGATCGGCGGCAGGGTAATCGTAGCGGCAGCAGTGACCAGCATCAGGCTGGCCGGGATGGTTTGCCCCGGACCGTAGCCTAGCGTGGTGGACGCTGCAAGCGAGGTGACGTCTTCGAAGATGTTGAGCCTATTCATGGCAAATTCCTCAGTTTATGTGGGCTACATTTGAGTGCAGCCCACATCGCTAAGTCGTTTACAGCAAAGCAGTTCCCACCATCTTGAACGAGGTCCTTGGGTTGGCGCAGACCAAATTTCCGGCCCACAGGAACTGTCCCGCGAGGTCGATGGTCTTCTGGTCGTCCTTGAAGCCGGTGAACCCGAACTGGAACCGCGGATTGCTGGTGGTGTACAGTTCCACGTAGTTGGTGTTCAGGCCGAACAGCATGCCGTTGGTGCCATCGTCGGGGATGTACTTGTCCACCGTCACTTCGGTTAGGCCGTTGAACCGGAAGGTCCGGAAGCCGACCTTGGCCACGTCCGCCTGCTCGTCGTTGTAGCGTTGCAGGGACTGGACGGCATTCCAGAACTTATTGAACGCGTTCATGTTGCAGACGATCAGGTCGGGGTACTCGTTGCCGTACCACGCGGCGCCGAAGGCGTTCTGCACGTCCAACAGCGTGAACGAATTGAAACTGCGCAGAGTGTAGGCATTGGCACCGGCGACTGCGGAGTTCGGGGTGACCGCACCGGTGAAGGTCGGGGCCGTCGCAAACAGGTCGCTGCGGGTGATGCCGCCCACCGCCAGATACGACTTCAACAGAGTCGTCGCGGCGGAGTACGTGGTGGAATTGCTGTTGCCATCGTCGATCCAGGCCGCCAGTCCGTCCAGGGACGTGGCCGGCGTGAAGTACGGATCGCTGCCGGTGGTGCCGGTGGCGCCGACGGTCGCCTGGCCGTCCATGTACATGGACTTGGCGATGATCTCGGCAATACGCATCGACGCGTTGGAGAACTTCGACTCCACCTGGGAGAACGCGGCGTTGCGCCCGCGGTTCAGCACGTCATCGGTGCCGTAAAGCGTGATGTTGACGTACGCGTGCTTCCAGTTGACAAGGAAGGCCGTGTCGGTCTGCACGAAGGCGGTATTGAAGGAATCGCCGCGCTGGAAGAACCCGCCGTTTAGTTTCGCGTATTGGATCGGGCGTTGACGCTCTGTTACTTGATGACCTACGGGTTACTGCAGTACCGTAGGCGGGGCAACGTCACCGTTTACCCTCTGCATGTTACCATGCAGTCCTGACTCTATCTTCATGATTTCAAACTCGGAAATCATGTCTGGCGTATTAGTCGATACGGTTTCTGGGCCTTTGGCATTCAGTTTCCGGAATTCCTGCAAGAAGCAGTCTCGGATCACTCGCATTGCCTTCATCTTTTCCTTGGACAACCGGAGCGCTGGATTGCCACACGCTTTCTGGAGACTCCGGTATCGCAAGTAGAGACCTGCTTGGCGCTTTTTGATCACCAGGTACGGCATCGCCCGCTCAAGAAGCTGTTCCGCCTGCTTCTCGGCTAGAGAAACCCTCCATCCCTGCCTATGCTTGGGAGACTTTGGGGTGCCGACCTTGGTGGGTATAGCGCCAATTTCAGAGACCAACCAGTCCAGCATTTCCAGCGAGGTGGTCGCCACGACCGTAAGCCTCACCCGATACCGAACCTTACGGTCGCCGGTTGCGTGGTTACACTTGGACATGCAGATCGTGCCTTCGCCGTCGATCAAGCCTGCCAGGTACGCTACCTGCGGTTCCGTGAGTTGGTTGATTTCTTTCATTTCAGCCCAGTCTTACCTCGGTATTGTCCTTGCCGTGCCCGTTGTAGCCCGGTTGTTCAAGGAGTTCCACCGATATAGCCAGATTTAACGCAGACACAGGCTACCTCTTAGTTTATCTGCGTGCCGCCGTCGATCTTGATCGCCCGGCGATTCATCAAACGCACGAACAGCGGCGACTGCTTGAAGATTACGTCAGTGGTTCGCGGAACCAACTCCTGTTGGGTGAACGCATTGACTTCGGTGATAGAGAGTGCCATGGATACCCCTCACAAGGCTCAGTTAAAACTACCCCTATGTTCGCCACCGAAGTCAACGCGCCACGCCGGGAGTTCAGGCGCTACGTTGCTCGATAGCCCTCTGCTCGTACACCCGAGCAGCATGCTGTGCGACACCCTGGCCGAGGCCAACGCTTTCGTCGACCACGCCGGCGCCGTCTTTCTTCTCGCCGATGGAAAGCAGCCGTTTCTGGAAGTGCCCCATGTCTGGGGAGCCGTCGGCGGTGGGCATGTTCGATTCACCCATCGCGCGCTCCTGGAGCCCTTCCTTCCGGCCGGCTTCACGTTCGGCCTTCTTCTCGTCGGCGATCTTGGCGTCGATCCTCGCCTGCCGTTTGTCCGCGACCATCTTGGCGTGGGCGTCATCGATGTCGCTGATGCCCTTCTCCTGCGCGAACTTGAACAGATCGTTCGGATCCAGAATCTCGCCGAATTCTTCTTTGTGCTTCAGCATGCAGTACGTCGCCCGGGTGGCCAGATTCGCGGTGTAGTTGTTGTAGTTCCGCGCTTCCTCAACCTTGCTGCCGACTGCCTTGTCGAAATCTTCCTGCTTCACGAGTTTCGCCGGGTCGATCCCCAGCGCCTTGATCTTTGCATCCAGGTGCTTGTTCAAATCGTCGAATGTCACTTCGCCCCCTTTTCCCAGTGCGGCCGTCTCCAGGCTGGTCTGGATGTCCAGATTCCGCTGTGTCAGCACGTACTCAGCTTTCGTCATGTTGTGTTCGAAATCCCAGTTATCGGATTCCCACGTGTCCCACGCCTCGGCTTTCGCCAGTTTGGGCTTGAGTTCGTCCAGATTCCTGGAGTAGTCCGACCGCAACATGACCGCTTCTTTGAGAAATGGCTCCTTGGTGGCCAGTTCCTCGAATGCCTGCCGACTCTCCGGGGTTCCCCAGGAAGCCGACGCCAGCAGATTGTCAAAAGCGTTATTGTTTTTTGCCATAGAGACTTAGCCTACACGCAGCCAGTTCGGGGATCTGGGACAGTTACGACATCCCGACCGAACCCGCGCCTTCCCCTGGGGCCATTTGCGCCTGTGGGGGAGCCAGCGAGGAACCCGTTCCTTGCGGAGACTTCGACGACTGAATTTCGTTTGTCAACATGCTGCCCATCTGCGCCATTCGCTGCAAGATCGGCATCAGTTCAGGCCGTGCCACTTCGACTACCTTCACGACCTTGGTCAATAACTGGGCGATTTGCCCCATGCAGTCATTGACGAATCCCATGTTCGCCCCATCGCCGTGCGACGGGTCCGGAGTGCTCGCCGGGCCGGAGTTACCGGTCTGCTGCGCCTGCGCATAGCGGGCGATCGGCGGTTGCTGCTGCGCCGTCACATCCGGCGGCAGCGGCGGCATCGAATAATCCCTTCCCGAGCTTCCCGAAGGAGCCATAGACGCACCTCAAGTCTTGGGTCGATGTCCAGATGTCTTGCCCAAGACATTCCCGGCAAGCCGGGGTTACTTCGTCGACCGGTCCGTCGAGGCCGGCGTCGAGAAACTGTCCCACTCCCGGCGCGGGGTCCGATCCAACTTAGCCTTCTCGCCGAAGGACTGGCGCGTGCCGTCGGGGCACCCGGTGTAGGTGTCGGCCTTCGGCGCATTCTTCACCAGCGGCGCCTTGGTCGCGAAACTCTGGGTGTGGCCGCCCGTGAACCCTTCACGCTCCATTGAGTTCGGGCCTTTCTTCAAGGGTGCCTTCTCGCCAAAGGATTGCTGATTTTTCATAGTTTGTACCATCCGCGCTCAGTATCGGCGCAACTACTTGTTTCTGTTACCTTCCACAACCCTATTTTCGCCTGTGGAGAAATTGGCGTCCACAAATTTCTTGCCGAGGATGTTCTTTCAGGCCGCTTGGCCGTTTTTCTGGCCCCGCGTCATCCTGGGACCAGCACCGGGAGAAATTCCGGCCGACGATTGCTCTTTGAGTTCTTCCAGCATTTGGTCGGCGTCCGTGAACTCCATGATCCGGTAGAATTTTTTGATCGGTATCAGGCCCATCGCTACAAGTTGAATTGCTACCTGTTTGTCGCGATCATGGTGTCCACTTCTCAGCGATCCCGGTTCGATGGACATCTCGAACGTCTTCGCGAATAGGCTTTGGTCGACACCCGCCGGCGTGAATTCTCCCGGCTTGCAATCGGCGTGCGCCAGTACCAGCCCAGCGGCACCGAGGATCTGCATCGTCCGGCTGGCGGTGTAGAACTGGACCACGTTCGGAACGGCCTGGACACCGGCATCGCGGATGAACGCTTCCAGGTAGCGGCCCTCCAGTTGGGTACCGGTCTGCTGCGAATCGCGCATCTGCTCGACCGTGTCGCCGCCGGGGACTTGGTTCTTTCCCATCAGGCCGGTCACATCGAACATGCCGGACATCTTCTGGTACTCCGGATCCAACCAACCCTGCAACATCGTGAAGACATCCGCCGAGATCTTCGGCGAATCCAGGTACTTGAAGTCCGTCGCGGGGTTGGCGTTGTTCTGCAGGCGCAACTTGGCACCCGGCATATCGCTGAAGAACTCGCGCCACGCAGATTGGCTGACGGCGTTCTCCTTGGTAATGGCCTGCGGATTCAGTGTCCGCTTGATCATGTCCAGTCCGCCGGCCACGATCTCGTTGATCGCCATGTTCAATGGGATCAGATCACGGTACTTCGACAGACCCCAGAACGAATAGAACACCGGGTTCAGCCGAAGCATCGAGAAGGGGTAGAGCCCGTGGATGAACGGCGATGGGCCATCGTACAGGACGCGGCGCCCAGCGAAGATCAGCAACCGCTTCCGTGGGTACAGTCGCTCTCCGGGACGGACCCTGTACCACCAGTTGTGGGCATCGAGCGAAAGGTACGGGTCACGCATGATCACCGTTTCCTTCGACTCATTCACTTCTGGGTCATCGACGTAGAACTCCCTGATCTCCAAGGACTTGAAGAAGTCCTGGCCGGCGGCGGTTGGTTCCTGCCGCACACCGACGATTCTCCGCATTTGCGGAGATAATCCCTGCCAGACGTACTCCTCGATATGGCCTGGACGCGCATACGTCGACGTGCCGGCGGCCGTTCGGATGTCGATCGCTGCCGCCTCTCGCTCAATGTCCTCCGCCCGGAAGGGGAACCGCGACCGCGCCCAGTGGACCGGCTTGTATGTCTTGTACAAGACAGCCGAGGATTCCTGGATGTGCATTCCCGGTTGGATCGGCATAACCTGATCCGGCCCACACGGCGAAACCCTCATCATCCCGGGCTTGCAAGCACCTTGCTTCCAGAACGACGTTCCGTAGGCCATGCAGATGTCGGTGGCCGTCACAAGGCTCAGGTCCATATCGTTGTGGAGCCATTCGTGGCGGATGACCCCTTCGATGGCATCGGCGGTGTCCTGATACTCTGCCACCTTCGTGCCAACATCGAATACGGGGCGGGGGTTGGTCAGCAGAGACAGCACATCGAAGCGGGTCTTCCCCACGCGATTGTCCACGAATCTGGACTTGTACCGCGGTCGGCGCGGATCCCAATGGTTCCCCTGAATGAAACTGATGTAGCGGGCGATGTGATCGAGTTCGACGTTCAGTCGGGCGGTGCGGGTAGCTTCCTCAGCCGCACCCTGCTGCCACGTTCCCAGTGCCCGAATGTAGCCAGATGACCCAGACCCTGTGTCAAACTGGGTCTCTCCATCTTCGCGGTAAATGGAACCACGGGGCAGCGCATACATAGTTTAGACCTCGTTAGACCTTCACCGGCCAGTGCCAGGTCCCCGGTTTCCCGTCTTCGTTGTAGAGCACGTCGCAGATCATGCGCGGCGCCCCATACCCAGGCCCGAATACCGTGAGATCGACGGTCATGTCACCGACGCCGTGAATGATGGCGGCGGACTCCATACCGGCCCGAGCACCGTCGCGCTTCTCGCAGAAAATGACACACCTGCACAAAGATGGCTTCATCACAACTCCCTTCACGTCCAACATCCTGGTTCACCAACGCCAGAAGAGAACGACTTTCCGTCCTGCGAAACCCGCACGTTGGGGGAAAAATCAGTAGGGTCGCTTAGGCCCTCGGATTTGCAATAAGCGATTTGGTCTTGCCGTGTCCGAATCAACTCGAACTTGGGATTTTCTGGCGTTCCTCCACCGCTCCGCTTACGCGCAACCCAGTGCCCCCCGCGACGAAGATCTTTTTCATAAGTCTCTTTTTTTGGATCACCATAGGCGGCGAGCGGTCTAGTCCAGATGACGTGCGGAGCACTGATCCGCCGCTTCATCTGGATGCCGCATTCCGGGCAGAACGGGTCCTGCGCATCGAAGTGCTGAAGCACCTCCTCCACCTTGCCGTAGTTCGGGCAGGTTGGTGCCGAGCGACAGACCAATTCGAAAATCGGCATTGCTCACCCCTTCGTCCCGGCAGGCTCCGGTTGGTCGGCCTCGGCCGGCACCAACTTACGGAGCGCCGCCAGGACGTCCGCCCCGAAGGGCGTCCCGGTCCCAGTCAGCTTCGCCAGTTCTCGATACTGGTCCCTGTCGAAAATCAGCGACTGGTCCATGGAGGAAGCGATATTCATCAGGTCGGGGTGCGTCAGCGCGATCATGATCGCCCGCTGAATCAGGTCGAGCGGCTCGACGGAGCACTCCTTCGCCCGCTGCTCGATGCCCGGAATCCGCGCCGGGTCGACGGCCACCTGGAAGGTGAATTGGCCTTCCTCCCGGCCCAACGCCTTCTCGACGCACTTCACGATCTCGGTAGCCTCCCGGAAGGCCGTGCCGTCCGGTTTCAGCTTGTTGAGGTAGGTCACATGCTCTGGCTGGAGCATGATGCCACCGCCGAGGTGGTTCTTCAGCCACCAAGGAACCCAGGATTTCAGGGTGGTGATGGCATCGCTTTTGGAGATTTTGGCTATCGCCTCGAAGTCACCCTTGGGTAGATCGAGGGGAAGGTTGAAATTGACGGTATCCTGCTTGGTTGCCATAGCTACCTCTATTTTGACGCGAAGTGGTTGGCCGGACAACAAGTTCGTGGCCGAGGTGGGGCAGCGAAAGGTGGGTATCACCCAGAATATTCGGTGGATAATGAAGGTATGACGGATAAAGAATTCCGAATCCAGCGAGCCCGCGTCCTAAAATTCTACGCCAAATGGAGTTCGCCTACTGGCATGGGTTCATGGATCGTAACCCACATGTGGCACCGGGATGGAACCGCCGGTGCCGATAGCGGGAACCGAAACGATGCCAACACGGAGACAACCGCCCGTGCTTCGGTGTCCTGGGAGTATTATACGGTCTGCTTCCATTGGAATCTGGACGCGATTTCCTGCAATTGCGACTCGGAACTGGACCGCATCGTTAGGCACGAGATCTGCCACGTACTCCTGAACGAGATGCGGATGTGGGGTCCGCCTACCTTCGAGAACTCCCAAGCGCAAGACGAGGCCATGAAGCACGAGGAGCGGTCGGTCACCACCATCGCTGCAATTCTCCTATGGTGCCGAGAGGCTGGGTTCAAGGACAAGAAGGCACCGAGGGAGAAGTGAATTGTCCGTATACGTGGATAATTACGGTGCTTCCTTTGGCCGGATGGTGATGTGCCACATGATCGCCGACACCAGAGATGAATTATTATCTATGGTGGACCGAATCGGCGTCCAGAGGAAGTGGATACAGAAGGCCGGAACCCCATGGGAGCACTTCGATATCTGCCTTTCTAAGCGCACCAAGGCTGTGGCATCTGGAGCGTTTGAAGTTTCTCCACAAGATCTGGTGCTCCGGATCATGAAGAAGCGCCAATGTCTTACACAAGACATTGGACATTTGGACACCTCAGAGTAGAGCGTAGTCCGGGTTGTTGGGGTCGGTGTCGTCTGTCGTCTTGAGCATTCGGTTCAACTCCGCAAAGAAGTCCTCCTCAGCGGGCTCCTCCTCCGGCTTCTTGTACTCGGGGTTCTGCCGCGCCGAGAAACACATCGACCCACACTGTCCACAGGCTTTCTCCGCCGCAATGTCGTTGGAAGGCCAATGGAAACCGCAGGCATCACACGACATGTGCCAAGTGCAGTTCTCGTTGGTGATCGCCTGCTGAATCCGGATCATCCCCAGGTTCTCATCCCAGTCGTCGGAGTGGGCAACGTACAGAGCCACACACGACGCCATCACCTCGTCGTCTTTGAACTTCCGGATCGCGCCGGCCTTGTCTGATTCAGTATCCTCCTTCCGGAAGAACTTCATCTCCTCGGCGAAGTTGCGGGACCGCGGTTCGAACAGGTGCAGGCGAAGCCACCGCTTCATGTGCAGGTAGATCGCCGGCTTACTCTTTTCATCGGTGATCCAGCAGAACCTGCCAGTCGGCTGGCCGGTGGACCGGTTTCGCTCCTTGTACAGGTTAGGGTAGTTCCACTTCGTCCGAAGATCGCTGGCGACGACATCCAACTTGTTTGCTTCCACCGCCATCAACGCATCGTTGTAGTGACGCCCCAAGTAGTTCAGTATCATCGCCTGATCCGTCGGGTCGATGTCGTTCGCCCGGGCGACGGCTACCTGGATATCGGCACCCTGCGATGGCACTCGAATCACTGAACCCACGAAGTAGTCGGCCTCGCCGCCGTTCCCGTGGGATGGATCTCCCCCGCAGACGTACCGCGCACCGGGGATCGGCAACTCATACAGTTTGATGGGGCGCCGGTCGAAACTGTGGTCTTCCTCGCAGTCAGCATCGATACAATGATTGTGCTTGGGGTGCACACCGTGGAAGTGCCCGTCAGCGGAGATGAAGACCTCGACGTAGTTGTCAGTGCACTTCGACGCCGCCCACTTCTGCGCTTCGGCAGGGAAAACCGGGTTGCCACTCACCACAAACGCATCACTTGCGGTGACAGCTTGTTCTTGCCAAAGTAGTGATAACGACTCGGCATCCCCTTCGGCGTTCTTGCGCTTCCGCTCCATCCAGTATAGGAACCCGTTGGTCACTAGCAGGTCCTGGAGTACACCGACGCCGCACGATGGGCACGTCGTCTGGTTGCGGTCTTCCCCGGACAGGTAGCGGCGCTGATACCGCAGACAGTCTGCGGCATTGCAACGCACCCACTCCTGCGCCGCCTGGGCGCGGATGCCGGCCTCATTGTCCTCCGGTTGCCACCCTCCGGGAGGTGCCAGGAAATTCTCAGCATCGAAGAAGGACGGGAAGAACTCCGGTCGCCAGTCCGCCCTCTCTCCCAACTCGCACATCTTCATCCAGAGCCAGTGGGCATACCTGCCAGCACCCTTCGCCGTCGATTCGAGGATAGCGAATACTCCCGGCCCTTGCCCGAGAGCGTTACCCATATCTTCCTGGATAATCTGCTTGCATTGCTTGTCATCTACATCACAGAATTCCGAAAAATGCACGCCAGAAAGTGTCATTCCCTGTCCGATACCGGTCTTCTTGTTGGCTCCCTGGACGGTGATCAGAGAGTTTAGCCCGGGGTCATCGCCGCGGCCCTTGTAGTTGGGGTTCTCGAACTTCAGCCCTTCCTTGAACTCGCGAGACGAGCACATGGGTTTCAGGAACCACGGCATCCGGTCATAGATCAACTGCATGATGCCGAACAGGTAGGCGGCACTCTCCGGGTCGAACGAGACCACCATGCCCTCCTGGTTGGTGAAAAACATCGTCCGCCAAGCAAGCAGCGCTTCGATGAGCGTGGAATACCCGAGTTTCCGAGACTTGATGATCATGACCTTCTGCGGAAGGCCCTTGTTCCGCATCTCGGTCAATACTTCGAGCAGCAGTTCCTGTGACGGCCACAGGGAGAATAACTGTTCTCCCTGTTTCTTGGTTTTGATCCAGAAGTAGTTGCGGGCAGCGTAGACGAACCCCTTGAACCCGTCCTGGATACGGCCAACCTCTTCGTCGATCCAATTCAGGTCCTTCTTAGATAGGCGGTCCCACTGGTTTTTTAGGTTTGGTTGGTCGAAGTATTCGAGGCGGGAGTAGACTTCCAGATCTCGGCCGGCGGGGATGTACTGGGCGACCTTGATCAGCGGGCCGCGCGGGGTGACGATCGAGCCCAAGGGTCTACCTCCTCTCCGGGGTCACATCGATGATCTGCTCCGAGGCTCTCTGCGCTGCCTGCTCCCGCGCCCGGATGATGGAGTCGATAGATCGGAAGTTAGTGCCAGCGCCGACGCCATTGGAGTTGTTCTGCTGCACGTTCACCGTCATCCCGGTGCGCTGCTTCAACCCAGCGGCTTCGAACACCACGCTGATCAGGGCGGTGGCCGCCTTCTCGTTGTTGCCATTGATGAGCGTCAGTGCCTTGCTGAGTGCGGCATCGAGGACATCAGGGAGTTTCTCCGCGGTCCTGGAGTCCAGTTCCCGTTGCAGACTCTTCCGGGACCAGCGCTTCTTCTTGGCCGGTGGTTCGGCCGTAGGGGAAATGGCTGGAAGTGTCTCGACGTCTTCGAAAATGTCCAATGTCTTGTCCAAGACATCACCCCGAGCCGAGCCGTTTTTTTGTGGCCGACTGTGCCGCTACGATCAACCGCATGATCGCCTCAGCCCCCATCAGCATAACAGGAATCAGGATTCCCCAGAACATCGAGTGAAGGCTTTCTACGTTGGATTCTATGCGCGCCACGCGGGCATCCAGCCGGTCTGCCCTGGCTCCAGCCTCTATGATGTTCACCCTACGTTGCAGGTCGGACACTTCGGCGATCTTGCCTTCGGCAGTCACTAGATGATCCTGGAGTTTATCGTTGAGATCCTGAATACGATCCTGAGTACTTAGGGAGTTTCTCGTTGACTGGGAAAACGCCAGTCCCATCCAGATCAGAGATCCGGACAATGCCAAGATTTTAACGCGGGTAAAAGTCATTGACGTAAATTGACGTAAAACGTCTCACGGGATTTCTCCCAATATCTCAACTTAATTCACCACCAATGGTGCGTGGTTCTCGATATTTTTCTTGTCGATCTCCAGCCTGGTTGCCGCATCGTCTGTCTGCTGTTGTCGTTCCGCTAGTTGCTTTGTCAGATCAGCGATGTTCGTCCAAGTGTCTCCTATTTGCATCGTTACCGAACCGATGTCTTCGGCGCTTGAGCCAGACGCAGCCTTGAGTAGGGAAAGATTGCTCTGCAACGACACCAGTGTGGCCTTGAACGCTTTCAGGGTGTTCTCCAACACCAGCGTGTAACCGCTATTCACCAGCGTATGGATCTGCCCAATACCTGTCACGATATTTTTTTCACGATCCGTCGCCGCCACCTGCCACTGATGGTTGACCTCCCTAGTGTGGCGCTCGTCTCTGCGGTTCCAGAGTCTCTCCCCGATGGTGATGATGAGCGTCAGAAGCATGAAACTCTGGACGATCAGGAGCGCGGCATTTTGGGAATGCGTGGAATCCGCCGCACTCTTCGCTGCCAATGCGGCGGCTGCTGTATCTTTTACAAGTTGCTCCTGCTTCGCCTGCGCGTCGGCCTGTTGACGGGCTAGTACCTCACCCTTCATTGCTACGGTGATACCCTCCACACTCCGCAGAGTCTGCGTATTCCTCGCTGCGGCTGCGTTCGCCTTGGCCAGTTCCGCAGTCATACGGGCGCGCTCTGCCTTTCCATCGTCGATGGTCTTCTGCATCAGAACCATCCGATCCTTGAGGTCGGCGGCGCTGATCTCGGCTTTATTTTGCGCCATGATCAGGCCGCCAGACACACTGGCCAACAACAGCGCGCAGACGGTGGTCACCGCCACCGTCCGCTGAACGTAGTCCCTGTCACCCATACCGGTTTACCAGTGATAGTAGTGGCCGGGGTATCCGGGGAACCCCATAACCAGCCACCAGATCACCAGGATGAACACGATAGCACCGAGGCTGATCCCTGGACCGCCGTAGCGCCAACCGGGAACGCCGAACAACAGAAGAAGCACGATCAGTAAAAGAAGCACGATTACACCCCCATCGCTTTGAGTGTCGGCCACGTGATGTAGACGGCAAGGAAGAACACGCCCCAAGCGAAGGTGGCGTTCCCGTGCCATGGCTGGCCTTGGGGACGCCACCAGAAAGTCTGCCCCAGTGCCGCGAAGAACAGCAGCACCAGGGTCAGAACGCAGAGAAAATACAGGATAGGCGACATGGTTGCCTCTTTTACGCGACCGGAAGGTCGGCCACCGTCGATTCGGTTGCCGTCTCCACGCCTGCCACATCGTCCGATACGGCGTTCGCCGCAGCCTGGAGGGCCGTCAGGTCCAATGCCGGGTTCTGCGCTTGCAGATCCAGCACTTTCTGTTGCAGGTCCGCCACGCTTAACTTCAGGCTGTCGATGCCGGTTTTGATGACGGATACGTTCGTTGCGGTCTTGTCCACAACCAGTTTGGTCGCGGACAGTTCGGTTGCGATTGCGTTGATTTGTTCCTGTTGTGTAGCCATAATTTTATTCACCCTTCGTTCCAGGTCATCGAGATCCCGTGCGCTCACAGGTTGAATTCGCTTGTACCAGTTCATCGTTTTGCCTTCGGCGGCGGGGCCAGGACGCGCCTCGGATCGCATCCCGGACACCACATCCACGGTGGATGGTGACAGTACGCCGCGGGTTTCATTAGAACGTCCTCCCGGTTCCGAATTCGTAGACGTTCTGCGTCCCGTTCATCGGTGTCTTGGCCACGCGCCATCCGCCCTCGATTGTCCAAGCGGTCTTGCCAATCTTCAGGACGGCGATGCCTCCGCCGCTGAATGCTCCGGTGGTCGCCGTCCCAGAGGCCGCTACGCCGGCCGTGCCGAACCCGAGGACGTATACTGGACCCCAGGTGCGCAAGAGTGTAGCGAAGCCTGTTCGGGCAGTGGTAGTGATATTGTGTGGGGCGGTCGCCGAGGCCATCAAGTCGTAGGACGAGAACGAGTAGATTTGGCCTTTGGTGGAGATCAGCGTGGCATAACTGGCCCACCCGTTGACGGGCGGGACGGCGCCCGCCGTGTACCCCGCGCCCACCCCCACCCAGTTGGCGGGAAGGGTGACGGGAGCGGGGGCCTGGGCAAGGCAGATAGATGCCATGAGCGAGATTAGCAGGAGTCTCACGCCTTCCCTCCCAGACGCACGGTGATCTCCACCGTCTCACCAGCATTTAGCTTCGCCAGCAGCGCGTGGATATCCGCGGCCACGGGCTGGAAGGCGGTCGCCAGCGCAATGACCGGTGACAGTTTCATCAGTGCGCTGTCCACTGTCGCCTGAAGCCCGATTTCGGCCCCCTGGATGACGTTCGATGTCTGGGCTATGGCGGCAGTCAACTCGGCGTTGATCATCGAACCCAGTGCCGGGATAGTCTCCGTGCGAACCTTGTCCAGAGCGGGCGTGACAACTTCGGAGGAGAGGTCTTTCACTGTTCCGTCAAGCAGTCCCATTGGTTTACGCTCCAGGGAACTGTTTGGCGTATAGCGCCTTGACCATGAGGTACGTCAAGTGCGCCTCATTGACGGTCGGCACCGCGATCAGTCCGCTGCTCGGCGCGTTCGGCGTGGCCGGCTGAACCAGATCCTTCAGTGGGGGTACCCAATCCGCCGGGACAATCTTCCCGGTGTCGTAGTTCAAGACGCCCCTAACCGGCTTTGTGGGTGCCATGGCCGACCGACCTGTGTCCACCGACTCCTGGGCATTGGCGAGGTCGCGGTTGTAGTTGTTGAGGTTGGTTTGGTTGAGAAGTTCCTGTCCCGACTCCACGGTCTCCATCTCTTCCAGTTGGGCGTACTTCGCTTCGTCGAAGATCCCGGCACTGACTACCGTGCCATCCGCCTTCGTGTAACTGAGTGTTCCGTCTGCTGCTCTGATAATCATCGTCTTTACCTCACTTCCATTCTGCCCATTCCCCGCTGGGCAGCGCGGCCCTCAATTGAACGTAATGGTCACAGGCGCGGCCTGCAATCCACCCGCAAATGTGTATGTGTACGTCCCGCCAACCTTCGGCACCGATGGCGTTGGCGTCCAGGTGCCCGTCAATGTCAGGCTCCGGTCGCCCGATGCCGCCCCGCTGATCGTCCACACGATCTGAGATGGCGTGATGGTTACCTCTTGTGGCCCACCGACCGCCGTGGTGCCGAAGGCCGTCTGCGTTGAGTTGTCGTACACCGACAAGTTGCTGTTCGTCTGATCCGTCCAGGTGGCGTGGGCACCGTCAAAACACGTTGTCTCGCTGCCCTGTACGATCTGCGTCCCGCACGTTTCGCTGGTGATCGTCCGCGTGGGAGTCTCGGTCTTGCGGTACGGCAGGATGATCGTCGTGAACGGTCCGGTATCGTGGACCCGCAGGATGTGTTGCTTCTCCGCGAACGATGCGGAGTTGGCGGTACTGTATTCGCCAGTCTCGCGCCCCGAGTGACATCCATGTCCCCAATCACCGATCAAGAACTGCTGCGAGGTCACGGCGGAAAGCGTCAGCAGATCCCAGTTGATTCCACCCGTAGCGTGTTGCGCCCACGTGTAGCCCGTGAAGCTGAACGGTTGGAGCCCGGACCCCAGATTGTAGATCGTACCGTTGGACGGGAGCGCTCCAGCCGGTGACTGACAGCCCGTGCTGAATCGAGCGGTGGGCGTCACGGAGCCAGAGGGCGTTGTTACTGCGCCGGTGGCCATCAGGTTCCACGTGAGCGTCTTCGCTGCTGCCGCACTGGTCCCGGAGAACGAATCGGCCACATAGATGATCGGGTAGCTCGCGTTAAACGCCATCATGCGAACGTTGCGAGTCCAAATGGTAGAGTCGGCCTTGGTGAACGTCGCCGTGGAATGCGTGGATCTGGTGAACCCTTCGTACTCCGTATTGGTTGGTGAGGAAAACAGCGTTGAGACTTCGTCTGGGGATGGGTTATCGTCACTCCACGCCGGGATGCGCTCTGAGTCGTAGACGATCGAGTCATGCATGAACCGGCCCGGCGTATCCGGCGAGTACAAATTCGCATTCCAGTCGATAGCCAATGGAGCGGCATGAGCATAGATGCTTACCTGACCATCGTCATAGTGCCGGTGCCCCCCAGTCGCGTAGAAGCCTCCATTAATGAACCAGAGTGCTGTCTCGTTCGCAGTGCCAAAACTGTGTCGTTCTGCCGTGTGATAGCCAGGGATATTGATGCTGCCGAGAGTTGGCGTGACCGGAGTGATGGTAACGTCGATGGTCGGAATGGTAGTCACAAACTGCATATCTTCGGTCAGCATAGCAGCCCTATTTGACTGATTCCAGGCCCATATTAGATTCCCGGCCAGGGTCGGATTTACAGAGTTTATCCCCGTCGCCAGCATTCCCGTTCGGACATCCGCTTCTGTGTTCCCATCACCGTTGCTGTAGCCCTTTCGGAGATTTCCGAAGCGTGGCTCTGGTGGGGTCTGGATCGAGAGTTCCCACTGGGCGTAGGGAATCCAGCGGGACCCGGCGAACGTCTCCTCCCCGATGAGTGATAGGTTCTGGTAATTCAGATACAGGGGCTGGAAGTACGTGCCCTGGTAGTGTGTAGAAGCTCCAGCCGCTCCTGTCGCACTGAATTCTGTAGCAAGGTCCGACAGCACAGATGCCTTCCCCTGGGCCAGCTTCGTCGCCAAAAACGGATTCGAGGGGATCACTGCTGCCGACTGCGCCCGGTACTGCAAATACTGCTGGATCTGATTGGCCAAGCCAACGCTCTCGCCGCTGGCGTTGTCGATGGGGAACCAATCGTTGTCCCAGAAGACTGAGCCAAAGAGTGCTAGGCAAGCCTTCGCGGTTCGCTTCTGTGCCACCGTGCTGTTGGAGTCCATTAGGATGGCGTTAAGCACTGCCGTTGCGGGAGAGGTTGTCAGGCCAAGCTGGTAGTAATGCAAGGCCGCGTCGAAGTGGTTGTCCCCGGACGTGAAGTTGTTGACCATCCTCTGCCCAAACGTGGTTGCTGCGTTGAGCATCGTCTGGACAGCCGCCGAACTATTCCCTTTCCACATGTCCAGGAGGCCGCGCCCCCAGGTCGAAGTCTCAGAATTGTACAGAAGCGTGTAGTAGCAAGTCGTCGATCCGCACTTGGAGGTTCCATCCCGCACCCAACCAACAAGCTGGCTTGCAGCGGCGGAGGTCAAGTACTGCCAATTCCACCCAGTAGCCGGATCGGGGAATGCTAGTTGATAAGTGTAGAGCCTGGACAGGTTGATCCCGGTTAGGCTGTTCTGATCGTCCGCGATTGGTTGGTGAGCGGCTGGCGCCAAGAGGTCAGCTTTGGTGCTCACCCAAATCGCCCAATTGCGATGAACTAGAGGCGCGAGCGTAGCGTCCGGGCCACGCAGCAGATTGTCTATCTGAATTCCGGCATCCTGGCTACTCGTAATCCAGTGACTGTTGCTGGTATAGATGCCAGGCATCGAGGGTCCGGGCGCCGAGCGCACCTGCTGCGATGCCCGTCCCGTGTAAAAGCCAACCACTGGCGAGGCCGAGTTTCCAGTGGAATTGTAGAGTATCGAGTACCAGCCAGAGCTATGAGCTGCGGCCGGGTAGTCGGTCAAGAGTTTTTTGTAGGTTGGACCGGACAGGTCAGTGCCACTGCAAGTATATGAAGCAGGTCTGTCCCCTGAGTAGGTCAGGTCCAAGTAGGCGTCTGGAGTTGGGTAAAGAGTTTGCCCCCGATATGCGGGCTTGACAACTCCGCCGCTTGTGAAGTTCCCGGTCCCCGCGATTGGGACAGTGAGGTTAGCGTCGGAATACAGCGCGAACTGACCAGCAGAGTAGCTGGTTGTTTTCGCATAGAATTTACCGTTGGCAGCGGTATTCCCTCCAACACTAGCGATCAGGACAGGCTGACCGTTCGATAGACTGGACGGAGCGCTGACGACGATAGGCGTGGCGTTCGTCGCGCCTGAAACTGCATCAGCGCTCTCGTACCCGCACATCGAATCGCTTACTCCTGCCCCCGAAAGCGAATCGTGGCCCCGCCAGCGCGCAATGTCTGGTGTCAGTTGGGCATACATCGGCAGGTAGTAAGCGAACTGCATATCAGAATCCTCGTCGATCAGAATCGACTTGGAATTCGCGTAGAGCGTAATGACCGCTGTGTAGTGTCCCGCACCTGCGGTGTTGATAATGACAGCGCCATAGGAATACTGAGGTCGATTGAACGTGTACGTGGCCGTCACTACCACTTTCAGTGGGCCGGCATCGGTCACGGCGGCGCTGTAGCCTGTGGCCGCGTACATCGGAGTGCGAAGTGGCCACCCAACATTCCCCGCTTGGTTGCTTGGCTCAGAGTAAAGGAGATTGGGAGATCCACCAGCCCCAGTCCACGTAGTCGCATCAGCCAACAGAATCCCCTGAATCGGAGCCTTGTTCCAGGGCGTTCCGTTCGCTGCCGCAGTAACGATGCGAACTCCTGTTAACCCGTTGGTCACCTCTAGATTGTTTCCGACTGTTGCTACGACTGCCGGATTCGTGGGGCTGGACAGCGGCACGCTCTTGGCTTGTAACGTCCAAGTTGAGTTTGCGTTTGCTGCCAACGCTCCACGCACCACAATGCACCCGCTAGTGGCATTGGGGTCGGCGCAGGTCGAGGCCCACTGGTAAGGCACCTCCGTCCCGCCAACGACCATGCGCGTTGTCCCTGATGGAGGCAGACCCCCGTCGTACCGGAACTCTATAGGCTGATCGGGCCATGCAGCGTTGAAAAGGTCGGTCAGGTTGAACGTGGCAAGCGTCGGGATGCCCACCGGCGCAGTTCCCGCACTCGTAACTCTGCCACCAGAAATTATTCCCTGACCATAGAAAGTTGAAGCCGCGAGACAGAATATGAGAAGTCGCTTCATTTCGGTTTAGTTTCGGGTGGTTTGGCCACGCACGCTGGCTCGCCGTCTTGTCCGATAGTCAACTGGGCATCCCCACAGACCTTCTGCATGTTGTCTACGATTACTTGAACGGCAGCAGTAGTCTTCTGTGCCTGCATCTGCGCCGCAGTGTTCTCTGCGCTCGCCCGCCAGAACTTTGCACGCAGTTCCGCCGTGATCTCGGCTTTGACTGGTGGCTTGATCTCGTCGGCACGCGCTAGCATTACGCACCAACCGACCGCGAGAATAAGAGACAAGATCGTTTTCATGATCAGTTCCTTAGCTCCCGCTTACACAAAGACCGTTCTTGTAGCCGGTGCATGTTGTCACGGTTGCACCTGCGCTTCCATCGCTGGACTGGTAACCAGCCGACTTGGTGGTACCCGCATTGACAAACGTAGCGGTAGTCGCCGAGTCTGCCGCCCCGAGCCCAATGGTAACGAGGGTTGCGCCAATAGTCGCCGTCTTATCAGTAATGTCCAGTGTGCTCGTGGATGCGGTGTTAAGGGGACCAAATCCTATTTTGCCGGTTGCAAGTATTCTAACGACCTCGATAAAAGGATTCACGCTGACTCCGCTCGTACCAGATGGAGCCACACGGAGGGACAAATACCCAGCAGACGCACTTCCAGTGCTCGCTTCAGGCTGAATTATGAGTGGTCCTCCAGCACGGTTTGAGTTACCGGAAAGGCCGAAGTTATCAGCATTTACGCCCAAAGTATATCCAAGTCCGTTCCATGAGTCTCGAAGGTTCATTTGATTTACGGATATAGAGAGCATCGAAGATCCGCCTCCCGCAAATTTCACAACATCTGCCCCTGTCGTGAACATCCCAGTGCGTCCCCCGTTGGTGCCCGTGAATCCGTAACTTACGCTACTAGCATTCCCATATGCTGCGAGAATAGGATTGTTAAACGTCTGTATCGCCGTGAACGTGTTCGCCGCGCCCGTATACGCGACCTGGTTTGCTCCGTTGTGCATCTCCCATTGGATGCCGTCGTAAGTCACCAGCACTTGGAATGGCGACGCCGCGATGTCGCCCGCGATGAGAGCATTCATGCCTCGCTTTGTGACCGCCTTCGCACCGAGCGAGTTCACGTTGAGTGTGTACGTCGAGGTATTGGCTGTGATCGGCTGATAGATGATCGTGTCGCCAGCTACCGGAGTAAATGTGGGCGAAGTGTTGCAGACTTCCGCCGTGGTGCTGGAGTTCGTGCCAGCGCAAGTGAGCACGACCGCGACCACATGCCCATTAGTGACGCCTGCCGGAGCATTCCCGAGCGGGCTGGTCATCTGCATGTTGGTGCCGTCGTAACGCATCACCACCACTTGCCCGACCCTGATGTCGTTGGCGACCAACTCCGTGGTAATCGCCCCCTGCACCTTGACGATCTTCTTGGCCGCGATGCCGTTGAAGTTGATCGTCGGATTTCCGCCAGAGGTGGTGTTCGCGACATCCGCCACGAAGTAGTATGTCTCTCCCACAACGTATGCGGTGGGGTTCACGGCAATATTACAGGCGTACGTTGTGGCACTCCCCGATGACACCGTAGGGCATCCCAGATCGCGCTTCACTGCGTTCTGCGCCCAGGCGCTCATCGCCAGGAGCGCGCAAAGTAAAATGAGTTTCGTTTTCATGACTGTCTCCTATTTGGCGATGCTCGCCCCAAATGTCGCGCTGGCCGGATCGACTGCCGCGCCACTCCAATTGCAAAGCCGAACCGCTACAGTGCTCGTGGCCGAAGTGACCATGCTGCCGATCAATCCGGATTCGAGAGCCGCAGGCCACTTGGGTGTCACTGGATCGCCCGCCGCCGCACCGGTCACCGTCAGATTGTTCGACAGGCAAGACCCGTCAGCGATGGAGGTGAAATCGATGGCTGCTGTCGCGGAAAGATTGTAGATCGCCAGCGTGCCATTAAAACTGAGTACTCCCGGAGTCACCGCGCCCCCGCTGGTGTTGCACAGGCGGATGGTCACGTTGTTCGTCGAACTCACCCAACCATTTGCGATCATGCCAGCCGCAAGACTGGAGGGAGGACCGAGGATCACAGAGTCTCCCGTACCGACTCCGGTCCATGTCGCGGTCTGGTCTTGGCATCCGCCGTCCCCGATGGCCGTGTAGGTGGGGGAAAGCACCGCCCGCCCAACACCCGTTCCGCCTCCTCCATTCACCAGCAGCCATCCCGCCGCTGTAACCGACGTGCAGGCTGGTGCGGCAGTTCCCGAGGGCGCATTACAGACGTACTGGTTATGGGCTGTCGTGTCGGTAAAGAAATCGCCGGGTAGATTTCCGGTCACGCTACCAGGCGCAGCCGTGCCAAAATACTTCTGTGGGACTTTGGTTGTGTCGAGCGCGATGGTTCCGCTCCCGGTGATCGTTCCGCCCGTGAGTGGCGCGGTTGTGGCGATAGAAGTAACCGTCCCAGATCCAGTCCCAGATCCAGCCGCTATCCACGCGAGCAGATGACAAGTCTGCGGCATGAACGCAGGCAACTTGGCGTCGCAAGCCACCACGCCAGAATCAGACAGCACCTGCCCTGCCGAGCCATTCGTCGTCGGCAGATACCACGTGATTGCTGTCCCCGCCGTATCTCGCGCCGCAATGCCGGTGCCTCCGGACGTAAACCCCGAGAAGTATAGACCGCCGGAATGCGTAGCGTCGAATGGATAGATGAGCCGAAGCACAGTGCCGTCGTATTCGAGGATCTGCAAACTGCCCGCCGTGCAGGTCCCTGCCGATGGGTTGGTGGACCCGTCAGCGAGTTTGTACGACTTCGCCAACAGCCCAGCCACGGCAATCGTGGTTGCACCGCCCGCGCAGTCCACATCGGGGGTGAACGCCACCAAACCACCTGCGGTGTAGGTGGAAAGCGTGGCGGATGGGCAGGCATAGGTTGAGCCACTGGCCGTCGTTGGATTGCAGACGGGGGTGCTGGTTGCGTCGCCGCCTACTGCAACCCAGTCTCCCGCCACCGTGCATCCTGCCGCATTGTTGCAGGCGTAGACCGCTCCCGCTGTCGTTTGACACTGCTGGCGGTAGGAGCCTGTGGTATTCCCTGGAGTGCCCACACAGGCGATGGCCGACGCTACGCCGGCGGAGACGATCCATTTCCCCTGGCTGGCGCTCCAGACCAACGTATATCCATCATTGGGCGCGGTCGAGGCTATCCGCCTGCCCCAAATGCTTGTGGCGTTGGATGTCACCGGGTTCTGTGCCAAGCACAGGGAGGACATCAACGCGAATAGAAATCCAATGCGCTTCATGGGATTAGGCCCTCCGCACGTACCCGCAGGCGTAGTCGTCGGCATTGTCGGCGCCGATGTAAAGGCCACCCAACTCCACGTCGTTCAACGCGTGACCGACCAGTGGCCATGAGTCTCCTGGAGACTGGATAGTATAAATAACGTTGGAACGGTTGGACGCCGGTGCAGCAGCGCTGTTGCAGATGTAGATTCGACCACCGCCGGTGCTGCCCGGATCGAACTGGATGGAGACTACATTGACGTCTTTATTCGCCAGTTCGGGGTGGGCGGCCAATAGGGCGCTCGACAAGACAGGAACGGAAACAGTGGCATAAGTAGCCCCCGGCAAAATCTGCCCGAGTGGAATGAGTTGCATGCAAGACCTCCTGTGGTGGCGGCGCACCTCCACCCACAACCCTATTCTAGTGGTTTAATGACAACGACTTCAAGGGTAACGTGGCCGAGCTATTTGGCATAGCGGTCCCATCGGTTGCGATCGGTGACGATGTCTTCGTCATGAGGAGCACGTTCCTCGTCTTTCCCTGGACCGGGATCAGACGAAGGCATCATCCGACGAAGCTCATCGAGGGAAGGTGGCCGCACGTAAGGCGTCCGCGGTTCGACTTTGCGCTGCGTGGCGCTGAACTGGGCGACCGCACCGGCCTGGATCTCGCTGAGAATGGATTGGACGTCTACCGAACTGTCCGATGTCTTGCACAAGACACCGGGGCCGTCCGGTGCGCCTTCCGCCAAGTACTGCAAACGTAAGAACTTCACGCCTTCGGTGACTGGCGGACCGGGGGTGATCTTCCGGTTGAGTTTGAGCGGTTGTGCGAAGCCCGGTAGGTCGAGTTCAATCACCGTCGGCATCACACGACGGACCTCCTCCACCAAGGCGTCGAGGGTTAGCCAGTGTTCCACCGGAAGCGCCGCTTCGTCGCCGGCCGACGGTCCGCCGGCGTAGACGATACGGACCGGAGGTCCCACGGGGACAGCCGAATCAATGTCTTCTTTCCTCCCTGGCAGTAGGATCAGCCCATTGGGATTGGCCTTCTGGATGACTTGCTGAAGGTCCGATGCCAACACCGTGCGGAACTTGTCCGCAGCCGATTTTTCCGCAGCCGTCCCCGCATACCCGATCGCGCCGCCATCCTCAAATATGTCGAAGAACACCTCCACCTGCTGCTGGATAGATGCCCACTGCTCACGCGGTGGCATCCCCTGCGTCCTCGCCATCGCCTTCTCGATCAGTTTCTCGAATGCCTTCATGGGATTACGTCTCCATCATACTGTTGAGAACCGAGGGATCTCCGCCGCCGTAGATCTTCTGCTGTTCATCGACTTCCATCTGCGTCTCCGCCTCCTCCGGCGATAGACCGCGAATCAGATACTCCTGCTTCCGGCCGGCCCGGTAGGCGTCTTCCTCAGTCGGCGCCGTGAACTCATCCTTCGGCGGCTTCTGCCCCAAGATCCCGGCGATTACCTGGGTGGCCTCCCGGAACTTGGTGATCTCGGCTACCTGCGCGGCGCACACCTTTGTCAGCCCATCCAACATCTTGGGGAGAATACTGAACGGCACTACCGCCGCGGCGAAGGCTTCGAGCGCCGGCACCAGTTTCCGCAGAAGTTCGTCGCGCTCGCGCTCTCGGCGGCCGCGCTCCGCCAAGTATCGCCACAGGAGCGCACCAAGGCCGAATGTGATGGCGCAAAACAGGAATGTCGCCGCAATAATAAGGATAATCTCGTTTCCGCTCATTTGGATTTCACCTTGCCGTTTTCTTCCTCGTACCGAATCCAGTCGATCAGACACCGGCACTCGTTCTTGATCTGGCCGACGCCGTTCTGGCCACCGACGATCTCGGCCTGCAGAATGTCTGGATCCCATACCCGCCGGTCGGCCAGGATAATTTTGGCGGCTTTCAGGAACGCCGCCGGCCTCTTGTGGGCCAACATCCGTAGGAACTTCACTTCGTAGTAAACGCTTTGTCGAAGTTTCGCCATATTCAAAGATCGATTGACCCCTTCATTGTGCCATCGCAGCACGAAAAAGTCTTCAGTTCTCCTCGCATAGACGAATTTTTCTCTTAGGTGCTTCGGTGATGTCGGGGATTGGCACCGAAGGACGAGGGCGCTCCTCCCGTGTCACCACAGGCGTCGATGGCCATGGACCAGAACCCATCGTCCCTGAGTACGCGTAGGTCCTAAACGGGATACCGTCCGTCTGCAAGCGAAACTGTTGTCCGTACGTAGGGAAGACGTTACCGGCCCAGGTCGATCCCCAGTCCGGTACTGGATCCTCCCGCTTCATCGCCTCCGCCACCTGCCGTCCGGCCACGTTTGGCTCCTCACCATCGTCTCGCACAAACTGGATCAGGCTCGGCACGCCAATCTCTTCCGGCGCATCCACGCCAGCGGGGGCGAAGAACGCTGGCTGTTCCGCCATAGTCCGGCGATAGGGGTTCGCGCTCCAGGTTCTGGCACACGCTCGCACGTACCATTCGCCGAAGAGAACAGGGTAGACATCTCGACTGCCGCCCTCCGTGAGCAGCAATCCAGGGTCACGCGGCAGCAACCCGTTCCGATACATGTTCCTGATGGTCGGCGGAATCCCGTTGGAGCCAGCCGGATACGTTGTACCGTTAATCAAACGACCCTTCACGAGGTAGACGCAGATGTACCACGCGTACCACGCGGCACCGTCCGCCGGAAAAAGCTGAAGGATCGTGTTCTCGCGGAGGCAGACCAGCCGGGAGCCAACCGGTGGGACGGTCTCTGGATCGAAAAATAGATTCCCGGTGGCCAGCGGGGTAGTGCCGTACCCGCACTCCAACATCTGCTCGTTACTCAGCGGCAGCAATGGCATCGTCCTTCCCCTTCAGGTGCTGGCGTATCCAGGTCATCGGCACCGAGTAGCGACCCGTCGGCCCGCGCCGGCCAGGACATCGACCGGCCTCGATCCATCGGCGCAGCGTGCGCCCACAGATGCCCGTCATCTCACTGGCTTTTTCCGGGGAAACGAAGATGTCTTCAGCCATTACCAACCCCCACCGCCCGGTCTGGCTGGAGGCGGAGCATAGTCCCACATCTTCAACAAATTACATGGACAGGTCATCAATAGTGGGGAATTCCCCCTACCGCACTTTGGACAGACCCAGCCCACCGTTGCTGGACTTAGCGGTGTAATGGCCAGCGTCCCGTGATGCGGACAACCCATCCGGCCACCCGTAGTGGCGCATCCACTACATCCCGTAATTGGAGTGTTATCCATCTACTTTATCCTCTCGTTTATGCCCCACGTGCCAAGTGCCACCCCCGCAGAACCTACATCTATAGCAGACGTATATCTCCTTGTCTCGGCTCGTCATCCTCTTCGCCACCTTCCGCGCCACCTTCCCGGTCAGTGGGATTTTCCCGGCACAGCTTGTCCAGTAGTCAAGAGCCTTCATGTCTTGGGCAAGACATTGGACACCTGCTCCCCAACGCCCTCATGCCCCAAGCATCGTACCTGCCCGTTCGGCAACTTCGTCGAGTGCCGTGGGCAGCAGGCGCGACCGCATTCCAGCGAACCGATGGTCAACCCCTCCACATCACACCGCACCGTCGCCGCTCGGTGGCAGTAGGAGCATGGGTCCTTCACACGCTTCTTTGCCATCAGCGCCGACCCACAATTCCCATGCCTTTATGGTAAACCAAGTCCTGTCCAAATGTCCAGAACCTTTGCACGCGGGTGTACAATGAAGGCATGTTGAGACGATGGTTTCTGGCAACACTGTTCGCCCCATTCATGGCGAAGGCGGCGAAGCGCATCCCCTGGACGCCGGAGATGCGGGCATTGCGACAGTTTAGGAAGTTCTCCCCAGTGGTGGGATCGCTCACATGTTCCATCGACGGCGGCCCAAAGAAGATCGTCAGCATCCATCGATTGCCCGATGGGTCCATGCGCGCATCTGACCCAAGACTGTGGGTGCAGGCATATAACACGCGGTGCGGGTATACCTTCGGGTTCACCATCCATTCCACTCAGTCGAAAGATTCTATCATGAAGGTCTGGAATTTTGATTCCACACTCCCGCTAGCACCCTACCCCCCACTCTCATGAAAACCGGGAAACCGTGTTGTATCTGCGAAATGCGAGAGTCCGTCTACATCTTCCGGGAAGGCACAAGCCAAATGCGCGGAATCTGTGGTTACTGCCTGGAGAACAAGTTTTCCGGCGTAATCGACAAGTTTCTGATCCACGTCTACGGATCCACGTGGGGGAAGACGGCGATAGTCAAGTCTCCCGATCCGCTCCCGGCAGTGCTCCCGGTCCCCGATGGAGAGATCTTCATCGCTATCGCCGAGCCACCGGTTGACCATCCCCGTGCCCGGCATTCAGCGAATCGTGGTGAGTACGGCGGACGCGCAGGCGATCGAGAGCTATACGTTTTTGGTAACGCCATGATGCCTCCCGGCCAACCCGTATCACTCAACGGATCTCTCTACGTATTTACGGAGAAAGCGATCTACCAGTTGATAACGCCAACACCAAAGCCGTGGTGGCGCCGTGCACTGAACTGGTTCGAGTGGAATATCACTTGGCCAGTCGACGAATGGATGGAGGAATGGGATTGCCGCTTCACTGGACGCTACGTCGACCGGAACTACACGCAACTCGACGCCGCGTATAACTCGGCATGGTTCGGTACAATCCACCCGAAGTCCATCTGGACCGGTAGGGACTCCACCACCGCAGACGTGGTCTGAATAGTCCGGCCACGCTTCCACCGAGAATAGTGCGTGGCGCACATGCCACGGGCGAGATGCGGACGCGTGCAACCCGGGAATTCGCACCCCCGATCCATTGGCCCATCGGCGAGTGGATCTCCATAACGCAGACTGCGGGCGAAGTGATGTCCACACATGCCTTGCGGGGTGGTTGACGGACGCCCGCAATACAGGCACTCCGGAGCGCCGCGAATCTTGTCGGCCTCTTCTTTCTGGATGGCGGCATCGAGCCGGCCGAAAATCTCGGGATCGAACCACGTCCCGCACTTGAATGTCGGAAGGGTATTTGCTGTCAAGTTCTTCTCCTTACCCTGATTGTGCGTCAGGATTGTCCAAATGTCCAGTTTTATTTTGGAGAAAATGTGGTAGCATGAAGTCAAGTGGTACGTCTATTCTCCTCCATCGGGGCCACCCGACCTCTTCTCGGATGGCCCCGCCTACTTTTGAAGATCCTCCATGCCGCCGTGCCGCACGATGGCGAGGAGAAGAAAATCTGTCCGGCTGACCTGCACCATCGGTGGTATGGGTGGCCCTCGGAGCCTCGGTAATGCCTAACTTCTACCAAGCAAAAGTCACAAGTTTTACGGATGCAGAACTCTATATCCTGGAACAGGAATTGCTCGACGCCGGCGTCGGCATGCTGGATGAAGATGATCACGGAGAAAGTTCGTGGGAGGGACAGGCTCTCTATCGGTTGGGAGAAATATCGAATGAACGCGACCGGCGCCGGGAACTGGCGGACCCGAAGTGGGCCGAGGAGCGCCGCAGGATGCGAAGCATGTTTGCGCCGATCCATGCCTCGAAACGTATACCACTTGACACCGAACGTACCCGTGCTATACTGAAATCGTAATGCACAAGAATTCCAATCGCGGATTTCTTTCCTATCGGCGCTCCGCCGAGTATTTGTGGTGTCCGTCCGGGCACCTATCATCCCTGTCGAGTTTATAGGAGCCCAGGTTTCGGAGAGCATGGACAGTGGGCCGTCCGGCGCGTCTGCTAAACGCGTGCTTCCTTCGGGACTCCGGCGTTCGAGTCGCCGGCTCTCCGCCAAAGATCTTTGACAATGAGTGCGTGCGTGAGCGGCTGAAACGGGAAGGCTGTAACCCTTCTGTCCTTCGGGGCCACGGTGGTTCAAATCCATCCGCACTCACCAAGTTATGCGCCGCTAGGAAAATTGGCAAATCCATCAGGTTTAGGCCCTGACTTTTCCGAGTTCGAATCTCGGGCGGCGCACCAAGTTTTAGGCTCGTGGATAAGGTGAATTGGCACAACCAAACGCCTCAAGAGCGTTTTCCCCTGTGGGTTCGAATCCCACCGAGCCTACCAAGTTTGCCCCGGTTACCGATGGTGAGGTGGTCCGTCTCCAAAGCGGATTTTCGGCGTTCGAATCGTCGCTGGGGTGCGTGGGGAAACTCAATCGGCTAGAGGGCAGCCTGCAAAGCTGTTATGTCGGGTTCGATTCCCGATCCCCATTCCACCGCGGGCGCGGGCGGATGGTCCGCCACCAGTCTTGAGTACTGGCGCTCCTTCGGGATGAGGGTTCGATTCCTTCGCCCGCGGCCATAAGTTTGGAGAGTACGGGGATGTGGATCCCGGCCGGCCTGGAAAACCGGAGCCCCGAAAGGGTGCCAGTTCGACTCTGGTGCTCTCCGCCAGTTCGGAAGATGCCGCCCATGGTGGGCAACCGGGTTCGAATTCCGGGGTCCGCGCAAGCGGAGTCGTTCGATTCGGCCATCTTCCGCCAAAAAGTGCTTGCATTCGGCGAAACCGTGATATACTGAAATCGTACATGAGATACATATTCCATTTCGGCACAAGGAAGCAGCAGGGGACGGAACCCATCGCACCGGCGATGAATCCAGTCGCCCGCGATGCTCCGTAAGCCCACTTGGGATTTCCGGTTTTCCAGTGGGCTCGGATCGAAAGATTCGGGCCTTTTTGATTTTCGGGGCGTAGGGAAGTGGTTTAACCCGTCTGGCCTGGGACCAGAAGGTCGCAAGTTCGAATCTTGCCGCCCCGACCAAGTTCGCCGCGCAGTGGCATGAAGGCGCGGCAGGGTCTTTGACAACAGAGTGTAGGCAGTAAGGCGGGCGTGGTATATAGGGTGTGCCCTGGGCCTCCAACCCAGAGAAGGGGTTTCGAGTACCCCCGTCCGCTCCAAGTTTCTGCGGGTGTAGCTCAATGGTAGAGCGCGACCTTGCCAAGGTCGATACGAGGCTTCGATGCCTCCATCCGCTCCAGCCGGGCAAGCATAGATGGCGATGCGCTGGCCCTGTAAGTCAGTGAGGCCGCTTCGAGTTCGGCGCCCGGCTCCATGCCAGATTAGCTCAGTCGGCAGAGTGCAGGATTCGTATCCCTGTGACCGGAGTTCGATTCTCCGATCTGGCCCCAGTTTCGCCGGTGGAGGTGGGATGGTTCACCGCTTCTTTGGTAAGGAAGAATCCGCGGATTCGAGTTCCGCCACCGGCCCCATGCGCCCCTCGTCCAATAGCAGGACTCTCCCTCGATAGGGGAGCAATCGAAGTTCAACTCTTCGGGGACGCACCAAGTTCGACGTCTGCGGCGCTGTGAGCCCTACTCCAGTCCATGCCGCGACCCGCCGGCATACCGGGCCGTGAGGTTGTATGCCAGAATTTATTGCGGGGAGAGACGGTTCACAGCTTGGCCTCATAAACCCAGCCGCGTCGGATCAACACCGACCCCCGCTACCAATTTTGGGCCTCGAGACTGCATGGGGTGGTCGCTTCCCTTGCAAGGAAGATAGTCAGCAGAGTTCAATTCTCTGGAGGTCCACCAATTTCGCCGGAATAGCTCAGACGGTAGAGCATTGGTCTGAAAAGCCAGTGACGCGGATTCGAGCGCCGCTTCCGGCACCAAGTGTGGCCGTAGCTCAAACGTAGAGCGCCGGGTTGTGGCCCCGGAGGTTGTCGGGTCGAACCGATCGGTCACCCCAATTCGGGAGGTAGGTTAATGGTAAGCCGCTGGTCTTTGAAGCCAGCTTCGAGCGTTCGATTCGCTCCCTCCCGGCCATTGGCCGCTGGCGCAATTGGCAGCGCGCTGCGCTCTGAACGCAGAGGTTCCAGGATCGTACCCTGGGCGGCCAGCCATTTATGCTTATGCACCCACGGGAGGCATGGAGTCTCGACCGGCGGGAGTCGGTACAGAGCCAGTGTCGGAATCACTGGGTGGGTGCTTACCATTTTTCGCGCGCCCGTCGTCCAATCCGGAAAGGATAGATCGCTACGAACGATCAGACCGGGGTTCGAATCCTCGCGGGCGTACCATTTTCGGCCTGTCGCTCAACTGGACAGGGCACATCTCTCCGAAGGATGGTATACTTCGGAGGATGACTAAGAAAACATGTTGTCGCTGCGGAAAAGAACAGAACGTCGATGAGTTTTCATTCAAGTACAAATCCCGCGGCATAAGATCCGATGACTGCAAAATATGCCACAGGGCATATAACAAGGATCATTACCAGAGAAACAAAGAATACTACCGCTTGAAGGCGGATCGTTCGAGAGACAAGTGGATGGAAGCATTCTTCGCAGAAATGGTGCCGTTCTTTCGTGAACACCCGTGTGTAGATTGTGGTGAATCAAACCCGCTCGTTCTTCAATTCGATCACGTGCGTGGGAAAAAGGTCGCCAGTGTTTCGAATATGCAAGGGTGGAGTCAACGCAGACGGCAAGAAGAGATCAGCAAGTGTGATGTTCGGTGTTCGAAGTGTCACACTATCAAGACTGCTCTTGAGCGTGGATGGAAATGGATTACAGTATTAGGTCTTGATCGTGTAGCTCAGCGTAAAGAGCACTGCCCTCCGAAGGTAGAGGTCGCTGGTTAGAATCCAGCCACGATCACCAAGTATCCCTCCGGGTTCGAATCCCGGCGGGCCGACCAAGTTTGCGCGGTGGGGGCAGGTAGGATATGCACTCCGCTGTCTACGGAGACGAAGCGGGATCGTTACCCGTCCACCGCGCCAAGTTTGTCCCCATCGTCTAGCGGCAAGGACGCTGGCTTCTCACGCCAGAAATCGCCGGTTCGAATCCGGCTGGGGACGCCATGGGGGTGTCGTCTAATGGTTAGGATGAGAGGCTTTCAATCTCTCGATGCGTGTTCAATTCGCGTCACCCCTACCAAGTTTCGGGTCCAGGACGCGAGTGGCAGCGTACCTGATTCTTACTCAGGGATGTGCGGGTTCGAGCCCCGCTGGACCCACCAAGATTGGCGGATCGCCTAACTGGTAAGGCAGCAGACTGTTAATCTGCCGTGGAGTGATCCCGCATGGAGGTTCGAATCCTCTTCCGCCAGCCAGTTTTCGTGTTAATATATTATTGATGGCTTCGAATCAACACTACTGCCGATCATGTCGACGAAAGATTGTGGCGATGGATGGGCAGTCTGCGCGGGATGTTCGGATTAAGAAGTTCTGCAATAAGTCATGCGCCGCCAAGTACAATAACAAGAAGTTTCCAAAACGGAAACCGGAAGGGAAGTGCGCAGTCTGCGGTTCCCCCTCTACAAGGCGCTCCCGATATTGCAGCAATCAATGCCGCCATAACGCGCGGGTGGCGAGCAGACAATCCTCCGATCCAAAAGCTAGATCGGTTCGTGGGGTAACTGCGTGGAGGAAGCGATTAAAGCTCAAGGCGGTAGAATACAAGGGAGGGGCGTGCGAATTCTGCGGGTATGCTAAGTGCTTGCGCTCATTAGGGTTCCACCACAGTGACCAATCGCAAAAGGATTTTTCGATCAGCCGAGTCACGGCATCTTGGGTTCGGATAAAAAAAGAACTAGACAAGTGCGTGCTCACATGCGCTAACTGTCACGGAGAGATCCATGATGGCTTGATTGTATTGAAGGATCAACCTTCCCCCGGTGGGCGGCCGGCGCCGCAAGACGGCCTATAACCGTTTCTCCAGATCGGAGCTAGATCCAGGGTCGGCACCTGGGCCGGGGACCATGCCGGGTTTATCGTCTGGTGACGGTGCTGCTCCTACGAACAGGTACAGAGAAGTTCGATCCTTCTGCCCCGTACCATGTTACACTGGATAGTAGAATGCCGCGAAGAATGACGAAGGCCAGGGCCGACACTATCAGCAAATGGCTGGCGGCAGGCATCCAGAAAACCAAAGAAGTTGCACAGCAAAAACGAGTGGCGTACGCTCTCAATCCAGAACGGTGCATAAAATGTGATCAAGTGATTCCATACGAGAAAAGAGGCAAGAGTACGTTCTGCAATCACAGTTGCGCTGCTGCGGTGCGCAATATTGGAGTCCGTAGGCATGGGCAGTCTCTAGAAGAAAAGCGCCACCCATGCAAGAACTGCGGTGGTGACACGTTTAGGCCAGGACCGTTCTGCTCGACAGCCTGCTTTTACGGCAGTAGATGGATACTACAGCTGAATCACATCCGCAATACTGGCGAGGTGTTGGGCGGCTCCGAGAGCGCTAGGGGAGGGTGGGCCAAACGTTATCTAAAGGACACCGCTGGTAACAAATGTTCCCGGTGTGGAACGGACACTTGGATGGGCGAGAGGGTGCCGTTGATCTTGGATCATATAGACGGTAACTCTACAAACTGGAGCGTAGCCAACCTTCGCTTGGTTTGCGGGAACTGCGATATGCAGCTCCCCACTTACAAGGGAAGGAATAAAGGGAGCGGCCGGGAATGGAGAAAACTGCAAGAGGCCAAGAAAACCGCCAACGTAAAACGAGTCGCAGCCGGGGGAGAATCCGAATACTGTAGAGGTCTTTTGAGGGGTTAGCTCAATAGGCAGAGCGCCGTCCCTTTAAGTCGGGAGATGCGGGATCGTGGCCCGTGCCCCTCACCAACGTTATGTCACTGAACCGTCTCGTGTTGGTTCTCAATGCCAGCTACGAATCCATCAATATCGTACCAGCCCGCCGAGCGATGACCCTGATCTTCAAGGGGGCGGCGCTCGTAGAGGAGGTGTCTGCCTACACGGTCCACACAGCGAAGATCGACATCCCAATCCCCAGCGTGATCCGGCTCATCAGGTACCGGAAATTCCCGCGGCAGAACCGGGCGGTCTCCCGCAAGGGAATCCTGCTGCGGGATGGCAGTTCCTGTCAGTACTGCGGCGCCCGCCTACCCTCGGGAAGTCTGACGCTTGACCATGTGGTTCCACGGTCGCGGCGCGGGCTCTCGACATGGGAGAATTTAGTGGCGTCCTGCTTCCCGTGCAATAACCGGAAGCAGGACAGGACGCCGGCGGAGGCCGGAATGACGCTATTGAAGCAACCACGGCAGATCAGCATTCACGCGAAACACAGGTTGCTGGCTGGTGACTCCAAACTTTGGGACAAATACTTATTCGCGTAATGGCCCTCTAGCTCATCCGCATAGAGCGCTCCGGTCCTAACGGAGAGGCGCCCGGTTGGAGTCCGGGGAGGGCCACCACGGGGAGCTATCGTTCTCGTCTTCTAAACGAGATAACGTAATTGGACTATGCCGGTTCGAGCCCGGCGCTCCCCTCCATTCTTCGTTTAGGCTAGTTTATGCTATACTGCACCCGGCCAATTGGACCGTCAGCCGCTCCACCTCGGCGCGGAGCCGGACAATTACGGCCTCTGCCGTGGCATGGACGTTTTCAAGCGCGGTAAGTTCGGCTTCCGCCTCCCGCTTCGCCTGAAGTGCTTGCTCCAGCGCCTTCCGGCACTCGCACTCTGGCGCGGTCTGTAGCCGCTCCCCGTCCTTCCGGAGCACCTCCAGCGCAGTAAGAGCGTCCACGCACCGCTGATTATCCAGATTGGAATGTACCAGCGCTGCTTTGATCGTCCGAATTGCCTCTTGCGTGTCCATCACCTACCTCCGCACCCTTTCCCGCTTCCATTCGAATATGTCGGCCAGTTCCAGGTAGCGGTACTCCTCGCACACATGCCAAGAAATGTCGCCAGCCAATGCAGAAGCTCGTTGGCGAATGGTTTCGGCCGCTACTCGGTCTGCCATCCTGGCACTGTGAAGGAGTACGCCTTCCTCTATTGTGCGCTTTATGTACGCTCGGATTTCGTCACGTTTCGTGGTCCTTGACATCATCTATCTCCTTTCCAGGTTTATCTCCGTCTCCTGGACGCCGCTCCCTACCCGCCCCAAAATCCTCCCAACCGTGTATGGAAACCACTCCCCACCCGATCGAGTACGCACCCCCCTGTCATTTAACTCCCTCGCTATCGCCGCCGCACTCTCCCCACCAACCGCCGCACTCCGGATTTCCGCAAGCACTGGCGCCTCGCCGTCATAGTGCCCGTACGGCTTTCGTCCCTCACACCGCTCCCCACGCGCCTTCATCCGCTGCCTCGCACCAAGCAGAAAGTCCGGACTCGACCTCCGAAAATCCAGCCATACCGTTAGGCATCGCCGCATGTACTCACGGTCAACTGGAACTTCTGCGCATAAGTGGTCCAGCGCAGTGTTCCATCCGTCGATGCCACTAGATTCCCATTCCCAGTACCCAGTATGATGCGGCGCGATCAGGTGGCAAAGATAACACAGGGTCCGCATCTCTCCCGGGTCGTTGATCCGGTACCCCTTGACGTGATGTACCTCCAAGTGTTTATTGTATCCGCACTTAACGCATGATACGTCACGCTCAATGATCGACGTGCGGATGGCGTGGAACTCTGCCGCGTATGCGTCCCGCCGCCCACTCATAACCCCTCCTTCAGCATCCCGTGCACCTTCCCTACACTCGCCCCTACCTTCGCCGCAATCTCCCGCACACTTTTTCCCGCCTCCCGCATCTCCTTCACCACCAGCCGGTCAATCACTAGCCGCGGCCTCCCCATCACCACCCCGTCCGCTACCGCCTTCGCCCGCCCCATCGACGTCCGCTCCAGGATCATCTGCCGGTCAAATTCTGCCACAGCCGCAATGATTTGCATGAACAATCGAGCCGTCGGGTTTGACTTATCCGTGTCGATCCCCTGACTCGTCGCAATGAACCGCACCCCAGCCGCATCCAATGCCTCCACTTGCCGCAGAAACTGGATCGTCGACCGCGAGAACCGGTCCAGTTTCCACACCACCACTACATCGATACGCCGGGCGCTTACATCCTCCATCAGCCGGTCCAGCGCCGGCCTGCTTGCCTTTACCCCACTCACCCCATCATCGACGTACTCCCCAACTACCACCCACCCACGCGCCGAAACGTACCGCCGCAATTCCTCCAACTGAATCGTGCAGTCCTGCTCACCCGTGCTCACTCGCGCATATATTGCCGTGTTCATATTTCAAATCATACCAGTATTACTGAACGAAGTCAAGCGGTCATTTTCGCTCCGTTCTCGCTCACTGTCACAACAATCCGGTAACTGATTTTTTGTAAAATATTTCCTGGAATTGATTCTGCGATTCTGAAAAACAGAGGCCGCTGAAGCTGTCTCCGGATTTTCCCTTCGCCAACTTACCTGCCCGGTCCCCTGTGCGCTGGATGGTCGGCGGCGGGCCGGTGGCCGGGAGGTTGGTCCCGGGCCGGTGGCTGGCTGCCGGTCGGCGTGGTGTCCGTGGCGCCCAGGTGTAGGTGGGCGGCGATGGGCTTGCGCGTCCCTGCCCTTGCCTACCTGCGAGTTCTCCCTACTCGCGCTCACTCTCTCTCTGCCTTGCCTTCATGCGTTCATAATGTCCATGCGTTCGATGCCCATGTAGCGTGATGCAGGGTAACGGAGCCGAGCCGCGATAACTGGCGTTCACCGTCTTCTGCTTATTTGAACGCTTCCCGTGGCTTCCCTGGGGGATGCTACAGCATCAACCACCCCGTGGCGATGCGCTACAGGGCTTCCCTTGAACGTGACCAAACCAGTCCGATAAGGATTTCTCCCCTGCAACGCGTTCGCCGGTCTTCTGCCGCTCGAAGTCTTGCCATGACTCGCCGGTCTCCAGCCGGGGATTTCGGAGACAAGTCTAGAAAAGTATATGCGTGCAGTGGCAAGACTATGATGCTAACTGCAACCTCAGTGGTTACAAAAAGGAGATCGGGGAAGGTGACCCCCTGCCATTCTGGACACATTACGCGCGCCGGGAGAGGGGGAAAGGTATAGACTGGGGGCTATGTGGCGCCGATGGAATGAAAGGGGTTAGGCTATAGCGGGGCGGGGCGGGTGGTGCTGGGGTTGTGGTTGGCCCGGGGCGGGGCTGGTGTGATGGGCGCCTGGTTGGTGGGTGCAAGGTGTTGATAAGGATAGGGGGCGCGGCTGGCTTGCGGTGTGGGGTCTATGGCGGCCGGGGGTGGCTGGCTGCGGGTGGGTGTTGAGGGGTAATGGGGCTAGGGTAAAGGGGTGGCCGGTTGGGGCGTGGTGCTTAGGTTCGGCTGGGTGTGTGGGTTTGTGGCTATTGAAGGCAGCGAAGGTGCGGGCTGGCCGTTGGCCCGGGGCTGTGTGGGCGGGCTGGCCGTTGGTAAGGGGTGGCCGCGGTTCGGGGGTTGGGGGTTGGGGGTTGGGGGCCGGTGGGTGTGTGTGGGGTTCTCCTGCTTTCTCCCTTTGGTCTTAACTGCTATTGGGGGAAAGAACGATGCAGCGATGGTATGGGGTTTCTGCCTGCTGGTGTGTGTCCAGATGTCCAGAGTCTTGTACAAGACGTGGCGCGAGCTTCCCCTAAGCCGTTTAGTGGAGTGCGCGCAAATGGCGCAGTATCATATGTATACGCAGCGCGAAAAATAAATACAAATAGTCCTTGACTGCTGGATAGCGTGGGCGTATAGTTGGGCCATGATAGCAACGAACACACAACGGAGCGAGCAGACGCAAGCGACCGAGTACCGGGAGCTTAGCTGGCTGGACGCGATCACCGAAGTACGCGCGCCGGTTGTGGTGTCGCTACTGGATCAGGTGGAGGCACCGAAGGCGAAGTACAGCCGGGGCCGGGTGCTGGTCGTGCGCGATGTGGAAGTGGCGCGGCAGGATGCCGAGGTACTCATGGTCGGCGGGTTGTTCGGGATGGTGGACGCGAGCGAGACAGCGCGCGGGCATCATAATATGATGCAAGTAGCGATGTTTCCGGACGCTGCCACTACTCCGGAGCGGCGGCGCGGGTCGGTGTGCTCAGTGTGTGGTGATCCGAAATGCGGTATCGGGCCGTTTATGACGCTGTAAGGAAAGGAAGGTAACACAATGACGAGAAAAGACTACATGAACGGGAAGGTAACGCATGAGGAGTATTACGCGAGCGTGGCGAAAATGGCGGGGGTGTCGTTTGTCGGTTCGGATCCGGCATTCCTGCGGAAGGTGCGTCGGGCGCTGGATCGCGGAGACGAGCACTTGAACTCTATCCCGTTGCGGGTGTGGGACATGTACGGGGCCGGTGCGCAGATAGCCACCGCTCCTGCGTTCGAGGCGCACGGGGATTTCTGGTCTATCGCTGGCGGGTGCTGCGTTGCTAAGACCATGGCGCGGCGGGCGGCGATGGCTTTTGGATCCCGAGTTGACCGACCAACCTTCGATGCGCGGTTGATGGATGGCGAGGTGCAATCGTGAGGCGAGTTATCCATGCAGTACTGGCGATGATGCGGCGGGCGAAGGTGGCGGAGTCCACTTGGACATCGGCGCCGCGTATGCGCCTGGTGGAGATTGACTTTCACAATATGGCGAGGTGGGCACGATGACGCGGGCCGATCGTTTCGCCGCACTCTGCCTGGACCTGATAGCAGGAGAGCGGGAGCGGCAAGGCATCGATGGCGGGCTTCTGGCGGTCGCCCATTCTACCTGCCGCGCGTGCGGCTCCATCGTGATCGTTCCAGTAAGCGCCGGTATCAGGCCAGCGTATTGCATCAACTGTGGGGCGTCGGGCCGCATCCGGTCTTTGCATCCACTCGGGAATGAGGCCACCTGGACCGAGCCTGCGGCGAATGTCCAATTGTCCAGAAGTCTTGCACAAGACATGGAAGCGGCGGCCATCGATGCTGCCTATCTGCCACCGGAGGTTACACAGTGACCACGCAAAAGCATTCTCTCATCGATGACTTTTGTAGCCCTGGTGATCCTGATAGGGTTGCTCTGGGTGTTCGCCGATGGCCTTGGATGGCTGGCGAAGACGTTGTGAAAGGATGGTACGACGATGAAAACACGGTACGAACGTAAGCTGTTTTGCTCCTACATCTGGGCCGATGGTACGCTGGCACAGATGTTCGAGGAGAAGCGCGACGGGCTCAAGTTGGGCGATACCTGGGATTTGACGCTAGGGTACTGCACCCGGGTAACATTCTCCTCCGGTTATCGAGGGTTCTACGACCAAGGCGAAGTGAAGACCAACGGACGTATTATCATCGACAGCTACAGCGGCGGTTTACTGGCCTTGCTGCGCGGCGCCGAAGTAACCATAGTTGCGCCACGGTTTGACGCCGGCAGCGAGAACACGCGCACCAAAGGCGTGAAGGTCGGCAGCCTGGACGTGAAGCACCCAAAGTTCGGCATCTTGCGGTGGCATCTCTTCGAGGATCTCATATCCGGGCCCGTCACTGTGCAAACGGATATAAGGCCGGTTGATGCGCCTGCGGACGGCTGGCGCGTCGGTCATTACGTTGGCTGTGACGTCGTGATGCACGTAACGGACCTGCGGCCGAAAGTGGCACAGAGCGAGGTAGCGTAATGGTTAACCCATCGCTGCTGTTTCTCTGCATTCGGCTGCAGGTCGCCTATCAGTACCATCTGATGGAGCGGCGAAGGAAGGCCAAGAACGCCAAACGGTTCACCCTGCGGACCTGGCGCACGGGGGCCGTGGCGGATGCGTTGGGGGGATACTGATGAACCAGCAACGGGGCCGGCGCGCTATCCCGATCCGACTTCGGCGTCCTGCTACCTGCCATGAGTGCGGGGCATTCATTCCCGCTGGCGCCATGGCACGCTGGTACCGATCGGGCGCCGTGTTCGGTCTGACTTGCCACGGGCCGCAGGCGGAGCCGGTCACGTCAGGCAAAGATGCAGCCGCGGGCGAAGATGCGGGCCTACGCTCCATGACGGACGTAGACGCTAATTTATGGGGAGCGTGAAATAACTATTGACATAGCCATCACGGAGGCGTATAGTTCAACCAATGACAACCACAAAGCGGGAAATTCCGCCGATTGCTGGCGAAGCTGACACGGAGCGAGAATCGCGTCTCGATGCCGAACGGGTAACGTGGGAGTTTCGGAGCGCACGCGCGCCGCAGCGCCCGCAAAAAGCAGTTGAAGACCTGCCGCTATTTGGCGGCGAAAGACAAAAGGAGATGTTTTAGAAATGTGCCAATTTGCATCATTCGTGCTCACAAACGACCGGGAGTTTTGGTCCGAGACAACCGACTCCCATGAGGAAATTATACGCGCCAACAAGCTCCATGCCGATGGCGCCACCGGCTCAAATATCGCCCGTATCGAACTCCTGCCACCGCGCGAGGGAGATTGGGGCGACCTCTCCGCCTGGACCTTCAAACTCGATCAGGACGTGCTGCCCAAGTGGGCCACACTCAAAACCCTGGAAACGCGCACCCGCGCTGCTGCCGCACGCCGCTTTCAGAACGGCTATAAGGTCGGCGGGAGCCTCGACCTCTCCGGCTGCACCGGGCTCAAGGCGTTGCCCCAGGGCCTCTCCGTCGGCGGGAGTCTCAACCTCTCCGGCTGCACCGGGCTCAAGGCGTTGCCCCAGGGCCTCTCCGTCGGCGGGAGTCTCAACCTCTCCGGCTGCACCGGGCTCAAGGAGTTGCCCCAGGGCCTCTCCGTCCGCGGGAGCCTCTACCTCTACGGCTGCACCGGGCTCAAGGCGTTGCCCCAGGGCCTCTCCGTCGGCGGGTGGCTCAACCTCACCGGCTGCACCGGGCTCAAGGAGTTGCCCCAGGGCCTCTCCGTCCGCGGGAGCCTCAACCTCTCCGGCTGCACCGGGCTCAAGGCGTTGCCCCAGGACCTCTCCGTCGGCGGGTGGCTCGACCTCTCCGGCTGCACCGGGCTCAAGGTCCCCAAATACTTACAGGCGAAGGTGGTTCGGTGATGGCCTATGACTTCAACGAGTACCACGACAAGTGCAAGGCCAACATTGCCGCCTGTGAGAAGATCGCAGGCGGCCCACTCACCGAAGAACAGAAAACCGCTGTGGTTCTGATGGTTGGGCGAATCTACCGCTATACGTGTGCGAGGAGAAGAAAAGCAAATGAGTACCAGGGGGCCGGCCATGACGCATAACGACATCAACGCCGTTCTCGCCGTTTCCCTGATCCTGCTGGCCACTATGGCGGTAGCCTTCTGGTGTTCGCCGATCGGCTGCCGCTGGCTATCGCTCCGGCTGTACTGCCGGGCCGTCCAGATCGAGGCCGGCCGCGAAGCCTTCGCCGAGGCGATGAAGGCCAATTCGGAAGGGGGGCTATAAATGCCCCTCCGTAAACGCCTGGACCTGTTCACCTGCGAGGAACACCCCATCGGCGCCGTTATCCGCCTGAATGGGCATCACTGGACAATCACGGGGCGCACCGAGCGCCCCGACGAGGCCGAGCGGTGGGCCTACCACCTGGAGCGCAGCGTACCATCGGCGCCGGCGCGCACCGATCAGACTATAGCACGGATGACAACCTGACCAATGGGGGATAATAAGACATGCTAACCGTAATGGTTGCCAAGTGCGTACACGGCTCGATCCTGGTACTCAGAACACACGGACTGCCCAGCTTTGGGTATTTTCATCCCGGCTGGTCCGTTGGTTCTTTGTAGAGTTCGCCGGCCTCATTACCCCTCTGGACGAAGTAAAAATACTCCATCATGCTATTGTAGGCAATCGCGGCGAGGTGGTACGCCTGACTGTCAAAATGATCGTGCGGTTCGCCGGTGAGGTACTGCCGTAGGTGCTCCGGTATGTGATTCAGCGGGGATCGGTTGCGTTTCAGTTCCGAATCCACGTAGTTTTCAGCGCGGCCGTACTTGCCTTCGGCGTACTGAGCAATCTGCGCCATCATCTTGATAAAGTTCCAGTTAAGTGATATGTACAGGTAGTCAACTGGATAGCGGACGGCCTCTCGCCTGTCCGCCACTTCCCGCCTGTCCACCGTTTTCTGTTTTGCCATCAATCCTCCATTACCACGGTTATAAGCGGAGCCCAAAAACGCACCGAGGCGCGCATGGTCCGTCTCCCCTTCCGCAGAAAATCCTCCACCACGCACACGCCGGCCAGCGCCAGCCCGGGCGGATGGCCGTCAATGTCCGACTCCGAGAGCGCCCGATCGTCTACTCGGTGCTTGTGTTCGCCGATGGCCCATGGATGCGAATGGTAGTAACCAACCACCCTAGTATCGGGAAATAGTTCCTCCGCAGCCTCGCGTGCGTCCACAAACCAGTGTGCCTGGGGAAGAACGCGCCAGTTTGTGGCGTGCTGGCTGACATCATCCGGCGCGTAGGGTTCATCAACGTGTACATGATCGCCCACAACCGTACCCAGCAATAGCCCATAGGTTTCCTTCGGGAATGCAGCCTTCGCCTGCGCCTTGATTCGGCGAACGATGGATGGCGGAACCGTCAGATACAGTTTACTCGGCATCAGGGGATCCAATAGACGTTGGCGAGCTTCCGGTCCACGATGCACTGCACATGTTTCAATTTGCCGGCATTCACAAGTTTTTGCAATTGCTCAGTGGCCGTCCGACGCAACAAGCCGTAGCGTTGCGCGTATTCGGCGACCGTGAAGCTGTTCGGCGGCCGATCGACTGGCATCGAGAGCGAACCGCGGATGACGTCCAGGTCTTCCCAAGCGGCGAGAAGCTCGTTATGGGTTATGGGTGGAACAGCCTTTGTTTTCATTCGGTTCCTGGGCAGGTTTTTAATGGCATTATGCTTACTCAACAGGGGATCGATCAACTGTCCAAATACGCGGGACCACGAAAATCTGCCGGTCGTCGTCGACCCATCGTAGCACCAGACCGCCAAACTGTGGAGTACTCAGCCGGGCGCCGGGAATCTTCCAGGCAAAGGGCGTCTTGGCCTGCCAGCCGGGCGTTACAACAGCGATTGCGCGGCAAGTTTCGCCCGTCGAACTGCCGGTTGCAATCGTGTCCTCGATGTATCGGTGGCGGTGACTACGTACAATTATCGAGGGTGCATCCCGGTGCCAACGGGCCGCCTCGACGAACTCTTCCACCAGTTCTTTATGAACCGCGGTAGCCTCATACGCCTGACTTCCTGTGGTTCCAATGTGGTGCAGGAAGTGAACTAACTTGCCCGGGCCGATCGACTTCCACAGATCCCACCGAGCGCACTGGCCTTCGGCGTTCGGAATGGCACCGATGGCCTTGGCGATTCCCTCCTCTGTCGCTGCGCTTTGGCCGACATGCGCTTCCGTTCCGCGCACCATCCACAGCCGGCCTTGACAGGCTTTTGCTACGGGGGCCAATATCATCTGAGCAATGGTGGCCTGATCCATCAGGTTGTGGGATATCTGGGTCGTCGAATTGTGATGTACGCCGTCTACGACATCGCCGTTAATCACGACGCCAAAAGGTTCTTTCCGTGTCGCGCGTGGCACGAACACGTCCCAGAACTCCCGCCACATCGCCCACATTTTCAACTGTAGCGGCGAAGGATGGTAGGTCCCGCCATCATCGAGGGGCACACCGCCCGGTGGGCAGAGTGCCAGCCTACAGCCAGCATGAATGTCACTCACCACCACCAGATTGTTAAGTACCGCCTGCTGGTGGCTACGCTTTCGTGCAGCTTTTGCCATTGGTAGTTTACCTCTCACGGTCTTGCTATAATTGGATGCGCGCCGGAGTCATCCAGCGAAGTCTTGCCATGAATCCGTAGGCTCTGCCGTGGTGATAGTGTGTAGGTTGTAGACACTTTGGTGCGTTTTTCGCTGCGGTTAAGGTGCTCCAGGATGTCTTTTACCGTCTGTTCGAGTGCTTGGATGCGCGGCTCTAGGGAAAGTTGACGGTGGCCGGCGCGAGAAGAGACCGTTTTCACCCAACCGACCGAGCAACCGCAGTGCAGGGCAATCTTGGCGTGGGTCCATGTAGGTTCGGTCGCCAGGAGTTCGCGGACTTTATCAGCTATCGTCAATGTCTTGCCCAAGACATGCCTTTATTTCCACCGCGGCGCCGAGGGAAAGGAAGGAAACCACAGCGCCGCGGTTGCCGAATGGAGAACAACAACCCTACAATACCCCTATTCTGCACCAAACCAAGGCAAACCGCAAGAAAAAAATATCCACCTTTCTCGCAAAATAGTCCTTGCATTATGTGAAGAACGGGTGTATCGTTTGCTTAAAGAACCACTCAAAAACTGGTTCTTAGTATTGGAAAGGAATAGACGTTATGTGCCAATTTGCATCATTCGTACTCACAAACGACCGGGAGTTTTGGTCCGAGACTACCGACTCCCACGAGGAAATCATCACCGCCAACAACCTCCATGCCGATGGCGCCACCGGCCCAAATATCGCCCGTATCGAACTCCTGCCACCGCGCGAGGGAGATTGGGGCGACCTCTCCGCCTGGACCTTCAAACTCGATCAGGACGTGCTGCCCAAGTGGGCCACACTCAAAACCCTGGAAACGCG